ATTGAAGGACAAAACTTGGAAGTTTCTCCGGAAGATTTTATTGTTTTACCTGAACTTTATGGTTTTATAATGGAACAAATTTCAAAATTACCTTGTGGTAAAATTGTATTATGTCAAGCTTACGACCATATTTTAGAAACATTACAACCAGGACAAACATGGTCTCAATTAGGTTTCTTTAAATGTATTACAACATCCGCAAAACAAAAAGAATTTATTGAGAATGTTATGAGAAATGTTTCTTTTGATATTTTAGAACCTGTTATTTCTGACAGTTTCAAACCACATACTCTACCTGCAAAACCAATGATTGCTATTCATTCAAGAGAACAAAGAGATTCTATTAATGTAATTAAAGCTTTTTATATTAAATTTCCACAATATAGATGGATAACTTTTAGAGATATGAGAGGTTTATCTGAAAAAGAATTTGCTGGAGCTCTTAACGAATGTTTCTTATCTGTATGGATTGATGAAACAAGTGGTTATGGTACTTACCCATTAGAATCAATGAAATCAAATGTTCCTGTTTTAGGTTTAGCACCTAATTTAGTACCGGAATGGATGACAGAAACTAACGGAGTTTGGATTAATAATAAAAATCAAATGGTTGATTATATTGCTGACTTTTTACAAAATTGGTTAGAAGATAATGTAAATGAAGAGTTGGAAACTGAAATGTTAAAAACTGTTGAGAATTTACCAACAACTGAAAATTTTAATAAACAAGTGGTTACTTTATTTGAGGGTTATATTTCAACAAGATTAAACTCATTTGAAGAACAATTACCTAAACTAAACACAATTGAAGAATAATATGGAAAATAAAAACACTTTTAGTATTTCGGTTATATTACCAATAAAATCAGGTAAAACTATTGGATTTGTAGATTACTTTGAAAAATGTATTGAGTCATTAAAAACTCAAAAAGTTGCGATAAACGAACTTGTTATTGTTCATACTAATGAAACTTATTTAGTCGATTACCTTAATAATTTTAATTTTGGTGATTTAAATGTTGTTAAACATGAATGGACTAATGAACCTAATTATGCTGACCAAATTAACCACGGAGTTAGTTTAGCAACCTCTAAATGGGTTACATTGTTTGAATTTGATGATGAATATTCAAATATTTGGGTTAAAAATGTTGTTAAATATTCCGAAGCTTACCCTGAAGTATCTGTATTTTTACCAGTTGTAATTGATACGGACGAGAAAGGTGTTTTTGCTGGATTTACAAATGAAGCAACATTCGCAGCTAACTTTACATCTGAAATGGGTATTTTAACTAATGAAACTTTACACGATTATCAAAATTTCCAAACATCTGGAATGGTAATTAAGAAAGAAACTTTCCTTGAATTTGGAAAATTAAAATCATCTTTTAAATTAACTTTTGGATATGAATTTTTATTGAGATTAACACATAATGCTGTTAAGATTATGTCTATCCCAAGAATTGGATACAAGCATGTTAATTTAAGACAAGGTTCTATTTTTTGGAATTATAAAAATGGTGAAACCACATTAACCAATGACGAAGTTAAATTTTGGATTGATTCAGCCAAAAAAGAATACTTCTTCACAAATGACAGGTCGTTAAGTTACGAACCACAAGAAGTTTAATGAATCTTGAAATTAATTTGACAGGTATAACAATTGTTGAGTTAAAAAAGAAAGGTAGAAAGCCAACTCAAACTAACTATTTTGATATTAGGGAAGAGTTGGCAGTTATAGATTTTCTAAATGCTAAAACATATGAAGAAAAAAATAAAATTTATAACGATTTTTTAAAAAAACCTTTAGATAAGATGATATCGTCAATTATTAGACGATACAAATTATACAGAAAAGATATGGATTTCAATGATATTCATGTAGATACTCACTCGTTTTTAATGACTAAAATAGATAAGTTTAAACCGGACAAGGAAAAAAAGGCGTATTCTTATTTTGGAACCATTTGTAAGAATTACTTAATGGGACAAATTATTAAAGACCAAAAGGAGACTAATAGAAAAATTTCTTATGAGGACATTTCATCAAGTATAGAAAATGATGAAATGTTTTCATATAGTATTGAGAACGATTCTTTAGATTCCGGAAATGTTATTGCAAAATTCTTATTAGAGTTAGATACAACACTTAAAAACAATAACTTAACAGAAAATGAAGTTAAGTTAGGTCAAGCTTTATATGATATTTTTGGTAACTATGAACAAATATTTATTGGTAATGATAATAATAAATTTAATAAAAATATTATTTTATTGTCATTAAGAGAAATGACAAATTTAACAACCAAAGAGGTAAGAGGTTCGATGAAACGATACAAATATATGTATTATGATTTAATTCAAAATATGGTTAAATAAAACGAATTAATTTTAATTATTAAAAAATAAATTAAGTAGTAAGTAATTATATATTATGGGAAGACCGAAAAAAAAAGAAATTAATTTAACTAAAGATTCTATGTTATCTCTTATGCAAGAGATTTACAATGAACTTGTTGAACAAAGAAATACCGCGATTAGAATTCAAAATAAAATGTTGACAATGATGAAGGACCCTGAAGATATGACTCTTATTGGTCCTGTCATTGAGAAACAACAAAAAATCATCAATGATTGTGTTGAAAAAAAATTAACATTATCTAAACTACAGTCTAGTATGTGGGAAAAATCTAATAATAATCAAGAAAGTTTTTCTATCTTGGATTTGGGTGTTGATGACGAAACTCTTAAAAATTTAATAGATAAGGATGTTTCAAATTCTGATGACATATATAAAATTAAAAAACAATAATATATGGGATTTGATATAAACTACGACTTTAATAAAGCTCAAAGTAAAATTGAAGCGAGTAAAGCTTATGGTGAGTTAAAGTCTCAATATAGTGACACTAAAAAAGGTATTGGTGATTCTATTGAAAAAAATAAAAAAGAAGTTACTGACCAATTAAATAAAATTAAAGATAAAACTAAAAGTTATCAAAAAGGAATTAAAACCCAATTTGAAAAACTTTTAGATATTAATCAAGCTAGTTCTAGTCAGGGTAGTAATACCACAAAATATGTTAAAAGACTATTAATTAAAGCACTACAAAATATTGAACCTAAAATATCTAGTATTGTAATAAAAGAATCGTTAAACGCTGTTGGTTGTGACCAACAACAATTATACGCTGGAGGAACACACTATATTAAAGTAAGTTCTATTGATTTAGGAAATCTTCTTAAAAAAAAACCGACTGAAAGTCCTGGAGATGTTTTATATGAAAAAAATCAGATAAATGTACAAACATACCCTTTCGCAATGAACAGGGAGTTATATCAAAGAATACAATCTGGTCAACCTTATAATGTTGATTATACTGGTAAAAACTATAAAGGTTTATCAGGACAGGATTTATTTAACATCCAATATGTTGAAACTACTCCTGCTGGTGAAACAGGACCTTGGTATAAAGTTGATTTAGTTAATAGGGTTAATGGTGTTAATAAAGTTGGTCAATTTATGTCTGACTATTACAAAACTATTAAAGTTGTTGACGCTAATAATATTATGACTAATATTATGGAAGCGTTGTCTGGAGCTGTTTCTATGAAAGCGAGTGCTGGATTTGGAGATGTTGAAAATCAAACAAAATTAGATATTTTAATTCAAAGAATTTTAGGACTTTGTTTTGACGGGAGAAATGAAATTGATGTAAGTGGTATTGCTAAATTAGCTGAACTTGATGGTATTGATGAATCTTTTTTTGAATTTACGGATGTTGATTTAAGAAAAATAGACCAAAGAGTAACAAATATTAAAAATGGTGTTATTGAATTTGAGGGTTGTGATGACATTAAAGTCCCTGTTGATTATGATACAATCTTAAGTGAATTAAGTAATTTAAAATTCGTTAAAGACGAAGATTTTGTTGACGCCGCGGATAATTTAACTAATGTTTTAGCTAATAACCCAGAATGGGGTCTTACAATTAATGCTCAAGCCGCTGTAGATTTAAATTTTGTTAAATTAATTGCTCAAGGTTTAATATCCGCTTTATTATCACCAAAAATACTTTTACCTATTTTTACAATGTTAAAAGCTTTAGGTCAAAATATTTCTGATATCATAAATTCATTTGTTGAATTTATTAAACAGTTTAAAAAATTTGCAATAAACTTAATATCCAAAATTGGAGCTTTATTTGTTGAGGAATTATTTAATCTAATAAAAAAAGATATTCAAAGATTATTACAAGTAATTATTACTGATATTATTAGAGAAAAAATGGACAAACGATTAATAATAATATTAAAGTTAATATCGTTATTACTTCTTGTTGCAAAGTTCATTAGTGATTGGCGAAAATGTAAAAGTGTAATTGATGAATTATTAGGTCTGTTAAATTTATTAACAACCCCCGGTTTTGACATACCGTTACCTTTATTATTCGCAACACAGTTACTTGATGGTTATTCTGAATCAAGAGCTTTTATGGGAACGATAGAGGAATTACAAAAAATGGGAGTACCCACAGGTTCAATGCCTGATGGTAGTCCTAATTTGGACGTATTGAGTAAATTCGCTCAAATGAAAGCAATGGCTAAAGAAGAAGCCGAAAATGGAAAAGTACAAATAGCTTTAGGTGTATTATCTGTGACACCAGCGGGAACTATGCCTACAAGTGCTTACGGTAAAAAATTATAATTATGGTAAAACAAGAACAAACTGAAAAAGTTATTAATATTATTAAAGACTATAAATCTTCATCTAATAAAGATTTAATTTTTGTAATGGACTTTATTCAACAGGACTTTAAATTAACTAAAGATAGTTTAGTTAATTTAACGCATCATTTAGATAAGTTAGAAATAACTTATAATTTAATTTTAAAAGAATACGAAAATAGAACGAAACAAAATGGATAATCAAATAATTTTTCCTGGACATGTTATTGATAATCAAGACCCAATGATGTTGGGTCGTTTGAGAGTTATACCTGAAACTAAAAATTATAAGGATATTTTAGCGTCCGTCCCTAATTGGAATGAAGATATTGATTCTTGGACATCTAGAGACCCTTTAGTGTTTTTACCATTATTACCTTTTTATATTAATCAAACCCCATTAAAAGATGAATATGTTCATATAATATATCAGAATAAAGATTTCCCATTCGGTAGTCAATTTTATATCCAAGGACCATTTTCATCACCTATGACAACACCTTTTGAATATTATCAAGGTGCTAAGAAATTTTTAGCGTCTGGGGATAGAATTAAACAAGGTATGTCTCTTAAGGACAAATTTGGTCAATATAGAAATATTTCTAGTTATGGTGTTTTTCCAGAACCTGGAGATAATTCATTATTGGGTAGAGGAACTGCTGATGTTATTGTCAAAAATAATGAAGTTTTAATTAGAGCTGGTAAAACAAAAACATTAAACAAAGATGAATTCCCTATTGGGAATAATAAAAGGTCTTTTTTACAATTAACAAATTACACACAACAAAAAATTAACCAATCTTCTGAAAGTCAAAACTATTTAGTTGAGGTAGTTAAAGTGGTTAAGAAAATTGTTATTTGGAATATTGATAATTTAGAAAACACTCAACAGATGTTTAATGGTTCTGTGGGGCTTTATAATGTTATTCCAAGTGAAAGAGTTAACACTAGTAATTTTAACGCAGACACTATAACTAAATTAGATTTTGGTAGTGATTACACAGGTCCTTTAGAGGAACTTAAATTTAATGGTTATTCCTTTGATGATGTAGTATCTTTAGTTAATAAATTTACATCTGGTGTTTTTAATGGGTTTATGGATATAACCGGTTTTACATTTAATAACGCTAATAATTACACAAAAGATGTATTTCCTTTTATTGTCACACCATCAAAATTAACTTATGAAAAAGGCGTTAATTTTCAAAACTCTAATTATGATATCAATGAGTCTAGTAATTTTAGTGGATTTATTGAAAAAATAAAATTATCTCAAGCGGATAAAAATTCCGGTTTTTTTTTAGTTTGGGAAAATAAAAATTCAAAACCTGTAATAGGGTCTCAATCAGAATTAAAAACCGACACTGTAATACCATCAGAATTTATAGATGAAGATATAACATATAGTGTTTTAGGTGGCCAAAAAATTTATCTATTTTCACATGATTCTACTGGTCCAAAAGGTCCTATAGATATTAACAATACTTTGTATGGTATTCCCCAAGATAAATTTATTGGAGATGAGAATAGTGTTTATAATAAAACCTATCCAACGGTTAGAGGTGATGAATTAATGAAATTACTTAGAAAAATGTTTTCGTTTGTAACTGGTCATGTCCATCCTATAGCGACAATGCCACCAGTTCCTGTAGCTTCAGGTAATGGTCAAACAAGTGCTGAAATACAACAAATATTAGCTAACGCGGAAAATTCAATATTAAATAACAATATTCGTATAAACTAACTATTTATTGTTAAAAGATATTTATGTCAATTAACAATTCATACTTTAATAGGAACAATACTCTTATATCAAATAGTTTATGTAATACAGGGAGAAATCCGGTTACAGAATTATTTTATGGTTCAACAGCGACAACCCAATATCCAAATGGGTATAGTCGCTTTATTTTTAATTTAGATTTAGATTTATTAAAACAAAAAATTTCAGATGGAACAATAACCACGGGATGTACTAACAATATAAAACATACCTTGAGAATGTTTAATACCTCAACATTTGATATTGAAAGTTTAAACACAACCACTTCTCAACAACGAATGAGAGCAACATCATTTGATTTAATATTATTTAGAATTCCTTATATAAATAATGTTGTTACAACCCCCCAATTGTGGGATGAAGGTGTTGGTTATGATTACGCGGATTTAAAATACGAAATAACTATTGATAAAAATTATTCAACAAGACCTTCAAATTGGTCCGCAACAACAACAATAAACTCTTGGACTACACCCGGGATTTATAATAATAAAAATATTGGGGTGGTTCCTTATTCGGGTTTAACAATTGTTGGTACACAACATTTTGAGTTTGGTAATGAAAACATTAGTTTTGATATGACCCAAGAAATTAATAATGTGTTAAATGGAACTTTACCTAATATTTCAGGATGGGGTATCGCATTTAAACCACAAGTTGAAAATTTAACAGGTTTAACGGAAAATTATGAAGTTCAGTTTTTTACTAGACATACTCAAACTTTTTACGAACCATTTTTAGAAACTAATTACAATGACCTAATTGAGGATGATAGAAATTCATTTACATTAGGTAAAATAAATAAACTATATTTATACCTATACGATAATGGGAATCCTATTAATTTGGATACTAACCCGACTGTTAGCATATCAGATTCTAGCGGAACTTTAATACCTGGTTTAACCGGTTTAACTTCTTGCCGAAGAACAAAAGGTGTGTATGAAATCACCATACCACCACTTATTGGTTATAAAACTCCTTGTACTTTTTCAGACATTTGGTCTGGATTAACTTTAAATGGGTTTTCATTACCTAATGTGATAAATAACTTTACAATATACCCACTAAAACATTCAATCCAAATTGGTACATCATCTGTTGACCCAAAATTATATGGATTTGATTTTTATGGTATTAAACAAGATGAAAAAATTTATAATACGGATGTTAGAAAAGTGGGGGTTGTTATTAAACAAGCTTATACCACTCAAAAATTATTACCAAATATCCGTGCATATTATAGAGTATATGTTAGAGAAGGTCAAGTTGAAGTTCAGGTTCAAGATTGGACAAAACTAAACCGTACCGCTGATGAATATAATTTTATATTTGATACTAGAGATAAAATACCTAATGAATATTATGTGGATATCAAAGTTGAAAGTAGTGGTGAAATTAACACATACAAAAGACAGATTAAATTTCAGATTGTAAACATCAAAAATTCAGATTACTAAATATTTATAAATAAAAACAAAATGGGTGAAATTAGTGCAAACACAGAAACAGTTATATGTCAAATAGACTGTGATAAGAATTTACAAATTATCGTACCACCACATCCGGGATACTCTAACACAACTGGGGGAACTGTTGTTCAAATGAATGCGGTTACTATTGGTGGAAATGGATTAAATTCTTAATTAAAATTATTTTATTACAATATAGAAGAAAGGGATAATTTCCCTTTTTTTTATGGGTTATATTCTCTATCTTTGTATGGTAATTAAACCCCACCCGCCATGATACAATATATTAAAAAATTAATCAAACGAGATATAGTTAAAAAAAGACTATTAAAGTTAAAACATATGTATGATGTTGTTGACCCAGGTATTTTAGCGGACACTAAAACCTGTGTTGCTATTTGTCGTAACGCAATCAAACATCCAAAGTCTGAGTTCTTTATCGCTCCATTATCGGAAGAAAGATATATTAAAAATAGTAAACTAGGAATATTCGTAATTCTTGATAATAAAAAAATTAGTGTTATCAATCATGTTTTTTATTATAGTAACATTTTATTAACCGATAGAGATTGGAGAAAAATGACAACTATGTATGATAACAAAACTGAAAGTCTCAGACAAGAACTAAAAAACCAAATGAAATCTCAAATAAAACATTCTTTAGATAACATTTTAAGTAAGATGAATCCGAAACCAAAACAAAAAACCCCTGTCGTTGAAGATTAGGGGTTTTTTCTTTCTTGTAATAGAGTATCTTTTATTATTTGTTGTAGATTACGGGTTTCGTGTTTTCCTTCGTTAAAACTTCTTATTTCAATCCACTCATTAACTTTACCAAGTTTATTATTTAAAATATCACCATCATCATCATTTAATACCGGATTATCTTTAACCTTCTTCGCAATCTTACGAGCCAATTTCTCAATTTTATTAATAACCTTCTTCGGTGTACTCATCTCACCATCATAACTATCATATGTCAACATAGCGTCATCATACTCTGATGTTGGTACATAATATGGTTGCATAGCCTGTTTATTAAACAATCTAATACCAATTGATAATGGAGCGTTATAAGAACCCCTACTTCCAGATGAAGTACTTGTCGCTTCTGAAATATGTATTTTATTATTTTTCATAGTATAATTATAAATATACTATTAAATTATATTATGGAACAAGAACAAGAACTTTTTGGTAAATTATTTGAAACTATACCTCTGTATAATGAAGAACATTTAGATACCATTCTAAACACAATGGATAAAGATAACGCAACCTACTTCCTAATTCAAGCCGTTAAATACGGATATAGTAGTGGGATGTATTCATTGGGGGAATGTGAGGTAATATCTAGAGCAATTAGAACTATAACAAAAAAAGAGACCGAATAGTCTCTTTATTTTTTTAATGTCTTTAAAGTGTTAAGAATAGCTTGAGCTGTTTTTGACCCGTATTTTTTATCCGCCACAATATTTTGTTTATATGTGTTTTTTAATAATTCTTGTAAAGTACCAACTAATTCTGCCGTTTTTTCTTTTCCTTGAACCTCTTTAGTTTGTGTTTCAGTAGATTGTGTTGTTGTGGTGGCAGGTGTTGTTGCAGTAGGTGTTGTTGTCACAGCAGGTGTTGTTGCTGTGTCTGTAACACCAGCAATTGGCGCTGGTTCATTACCATATCCAATTCCTGTTTGTTCAGATAATAATTTTTTTTCAAGTAACACATTTATTTCTTGAATATGTCTAATTTTACTATAACTTCTGTTCATTTTGTTTCTTATTTTTATTGTTGAGTTGGTGTAGCGTTAGGTGTTAATGTTTTAATTAGAACTTCCAATTCATTATGAGTTAATTTACCTGTTTGTTTTAATCCAAGTTTTTGTTGAATTTGTTTATTAATCGTCATTGTTTGTTGTAAAACCGGATTTATTTTAACTTGAGGTTTAGTATTAATTGTCGGATTCTTCCAACCACCTTGAGCCCTTGACCAAGTTGAATCATCGTTTAGATTAATATTAAAAACATTACTCATACAAGACCATTGACCCTTTATAATTTCACCACCGGTTGGTCGATATCTAACTTCATAATCTTTACTAAAGAATACAGTGGCTTTATCTGTTTCAACCTGAACAAAACCAGGTGTTTTAGCCGGTTTATATTCACCAAATTGTTTAATACAAGCCATTGCCGCTGGGGTAAATTTCTTACTAGCATCTACTTGAGTATCAGGACCAACTTCAGGTTTATATACTGGAGTATATTTACCAGTTTCATCAGTTAATTGTTCTCCCAAATATTGACGTTTTGTTGCATTCTCGTGAAGATTTAATATTCTCTGTTTTTCCTCATCATTTAAGGAATATAAATTTTTCATATAATCTTTTTATTAATAAATATCACAAAGTTTATAATAATTTATTATACAAATAATAAAAAAATATATTTTTGTTAAAAAAATTGACTCCATTCCTTTTTTAGGTATAATTATATTTATGGAAGATATAATAATTGAAAAGTATAAAGATAATGTCTCTATTGAGACCTTGGCTAAAGAATTTAAGGTTGGTAAACTTAAAATTAAAAAAATTTTATTAAGTAATAACATACCATTAAAAACTAAAGGTGGTCAAATCAAACATAAACAGGTCAAAAAGATTGAGTTAGATAATAAAAATATTATACTATCTTGTAAGTGTTGTGGTAAAGAATATGATGACATTGAAAATAAAAGTGGTGGAGTAACTAATCATATTAAAAAATGTTACCCTAATGAAGTTATCCCATCTTCATTCAAAAGAAGAATGTATTTAACGGATACTGGGAATTATTGGCATTTTACTTACTTTAATTTAATCACTAAACCGGAATCAACAACAATAAAATGTTTAGAATGTGGATGGGTCACCAAAGATATTGTTAATAAATCCGGGGCGTTATCTAAACATATTGAAAACGCACACAACTCAATTAGTGATTATGTGTTAAAATTCCCTTCAGAACTTAAACTATTCACAACGTTATCAAATTCTATTGACAGAGATGTGTTATTTAATGAAACAGATAATTATGTCACTTGTGAATTATGTGACGAACAATTTAAAATGTTATCTAACACTCATTTGTCATCACATAATATAACAACCGAGGAATATAAAAATAAATTTGGCGAAAACTCTTTAATTTCTAAAAAAACAAAAGACACATTTGTATCTAATTTATTAAAATGTGAAACTAATTTTTACTACAGAAGTAAATCTGAAAAAGAAATTGAGGAATATGTTAAATCATTAGGTGTTGATGTTAAAGTTTGTGATAAGAAACAATTAAATGGTGTTGAATTAGATTTGTATTTTCCTGATTATAATATAGCTATAGAATATAATGGATTATATTGGCACTCAGAAAATAGGGGGAAACATAAAAATTATCATATAGATAAAACATTAAAATGTCTTGAAAAAAACATTCAATTAATTCATATTTTTTCTGACGAATGGTTAACAAAGAAAAATATAGTAAAAAATAGAATTACTAATTTATTGAAGAAAAATAATACTAAAATTTATGCGAGAAATTGTGAAATAACAACTATAAGTAGTGATGAAAAAAGTAATTTTCTTAAGACTAACCATTTACAAGGTAATGATAAATCAACAATATACTTTGGTCTAAAACATAATGATATTATTGTTGCCGTTATGTCATTTGGTTCATTAAGAAAAATTTTAGGTAATAAAAATAAAACTATAGATGAATATGAATTATATCGTTATTGTTCCGTAAATGTAGTTGGTGGATTTACAAAATTATTAAAACATTTTATAAAGGAATATTCACCTAAAAAAATTATAACATATTCTAACAGAAATTGGTCACCTTCAGATGAATTTTGTTTTTATTCTAAAACAGGGTTTAATTATATTGGGGAAACAAAACCTAATTATAGTTATACTAAAAAATATGATGTTAGAGAACATAGGTTTAACTATAGAAAAGATAGATTAGTTAAGTTAGGTTATGATAAAAATAAAACAGAATCTCAAATAATGTCTGAATTAGGTTACGATAAAATATGGGATACCGGTAATTTAAAATATGAAATTTTATTATAAAAAAAAAAGGGACAATTTCTTGTCCCTTTAGTTTTAATTAAGTATATTTGATTATCTTAATTCTTTAATATCAAATGTTCTAACACCATCAACAGTAATTCGGGCGTAAAAGCGGTTGTTTACCATTTTTTTAGCATACCTTGTCATTATTCCTTTTATTGGAGTAAAGTTAAAAGGGTTATACATTGTTGGAGTTAATTGCAACGGCACGTATGGTGCGTAGATATAACCTGTGTCTAACAATGAAGTACCTTTATGTCCAATTAACACTTGGTTAGCTGGGAAGTAAGGGTCACGGTAAACTTGGTAACGACCAGCTAATGTTCCAACTCTTTCAATACCCATGTTATATTGGTCTTGTTCAGCTGAAGCGTTAGATACGTGGAAGTACTCTAAGTCATCAAAGATAGCAGAAACCTCAGAAGAAACTACAATCCAGTTAGCACCACCTCTTAAAGTAGATTTGTGAATTTGTGCTGACAATTGGTTAATAGCTGTAATCAAAGTTTGGTTCCAGTCTTTTTGTGTATAAGAAGTTGTAGCTCCTACTCTTCTCCATCCATTGTAATCCCATCTCAAAGTCCAAGCAGCACCTTTACGTAAATCTCTTAAGATTTCACGGTCAATCTCTGCCGCAACTTGTTCAGATAACAAAGCAGTTAATTCTGCTTCAGCATCAATGTTATGGAAAGCTGCAACGTCTTGAGCTAACTCAGGAGACCATTGTGCTCTTAATTTTCTTTCTGTAACAGATACAGTAACAGACTCTAAATCAAATGAAACCTCACCGATTTTATCTTCAAATTCTAATTCTTCGTAACGTCTCCAAGCAGCGTTGAAAGATGATGAAGTTAAACCTGTAGAAATAGTTGTTCCAGTGTATCCATCTAATGAATCAGAACCACAATCAGCACAAGCTGGACAAGACAAATCAACTTCTAAGAAGATACATCCGTTAGCGTTACATGGACTTTGGAATGAACCACCGTTGTTTGTTGGCCAAGAAGTTTGAGTTCTAGTTCCTGAAGCACCATTTACGATACCTTGACCATATTGTTGAGTAACAACTCTATACAATAAAGCTCCTGTTGAAACTGTACATGGACTACCAGCGGCAACTGTTAAACCAGAACCAGTGTAGATAATTAAATCAGACAAGAAAGTTTCTGTGTCCATTTCATTTCCATCAGGTCCAATTAATTTACCAGCTCCAGTATCTTGGAAACCACAAAGTTTTACAATTACTTTTCTTGTATTACCTCCAGCAATAACACCAGCACTTGTTGAAGTACCAGAAATTACAGCGTCAACTAAATTACCATTAGACCATTGTTGAATAGCTACTGTAGAAGTAATAGCTGACCATCTACCTTTAGAGTAATCAAATAAACCACCTGGGTTCAATCCTGGTTCAGTACCTTCATAAAACAAATCATAAAGATTTTTAGCGTAAGCTCCAGCACCTGTATATCCAGCTTCTGTACTACCTGAGTAGTTTCCTGGAGAACCTATTGGTGCGTAGTGGTCACCTGATTGTTGACCTTCAACACCACCATTGTAACCTTGAATTTTAGGTACGAAGAAGAACAATTTACCAATTGGTAAGTTCATTGCTTGTACAGATACGATTTCATTCGCCAATAATTTTGAGAAAACTCTTCTTACGATAGGGAATACAACAGTTTCAAATGAACCTGATGAACCTTCTGAAGTAGCTTCGTTAATCAAGAAAGACGCTTGGTTCTCATATAATTGAGCTACGTTTTCTCTTAAGTGTCCTTTAAGACCTTCTAGGAATCCTAATTTATCCCATTTGTTAATAGTATCTTCTTTGATAACTTTAAGGTGTTTTAGTCCGATGTTACCAACAAGACCTGATTCTAATAATGCTCCCATTTTTGTTTTTGTTTAATTTTATGTTTATTTTTTATTTTAATTTACTCATCAAATCTTTCATTCTAAGGAATTGTGGATTTTCGTAAGTTTTTGATTCAATTAAATTAACGGCAGAACCAGTTGAATGTGTTTTGTCTAATTTAGACTCAATAGATTCATTGATTGGTTTACCAGATTTAACTGACAATTCATTTTTAAGACTTTGATATAAGTTTTTAGATTCTTTAATCGTTTCAACACCATCAAATCTTTTCAATATGTTTATTTTTTCTTGTTTTGAAGTAGTACATTCAGTAAATAAACGAGTAGCGTAAGCTAAGTTTGAGTTAAAAACAGCAACCTCATTTAATTTATTTCTGAAAATATTTAAAGCTTTTCTATACTCTTCGTTTTTTTCTCTAAGGATTTGTAGTTCTTTAGCGTCAGTATTTTCTTTAATAGGGAATTCCAAGTTTCTATTAGGAGTAATACCTTTTCTAAGACCACGACCTGATTTAGAACCATTTCCGATAGTGCGAGCAGCTTCTTTAGTTTCTATTTTTTCAAAATCTTCGTCTTCTTTAAATTCAAATTTCGCTTTTCCAGTTCCAACAGATTTAGGGGCTTCTTTCATTTTAGTGTTGAAACCTTTTCCTTGATTTGGTTTAGAATTATAAGAGAATTTTGGTTTACCCATACCAACACCTTTAGGTTTAATTGTTGATTTAGATTCCTCAAGATATTCATCTTCTTCATCCATTAAATCTTCGTCGTCCATTTCAATTTCGTAAACAACTTCTTCATCATTTTCTTCAAGTTCATTATCCTCAAAGTCTTGACCTTCTCCAAATACTTTAGAAACGATATCGTCAATAGATTCATCTTCATTTGAAAATTCATCTTCTTCGTAAAGTTCGTCTTCTTCTTGTTCTTCGTCGTCTTCAAATTCTCCGAAACCTTCAAACATTTCCATGTCAGCATCTTCGTCTTCGTTTTCACCAACAATCATGTATTCTTTATCACCATCTTTTAAGCTAATGTTACCAGTCTCGTCTTTCTTAACTATAACATTATCTTCAGGTCCTAATAAACTAAATACACGTAAGATTTCAGAATCGTCTTCAATATCAGTTAGGTCAATAACGTCTTCGTCATCACCAAACTCATCAAAGTCTTCTTCGTCTTCCATATCGTCAATATTATCAATATCCATTTCATCACCTTCGTCATCCGTAGGTAAATCCATTTCAACATCTGTGTCAATCTCGTCTTCTTGTTCGGTCAGAGATTCTTTTACTAGTTCTTTGATTTCTTCCTTCATTGTAGAAGCAAGTATTCCTTTTGCATTTTCCGCAACAGCTTCTTCCAAATTTCTCATTTGGATGATTGCGTCCTCAACTAAAGATTTTTCTTTTGCCATTATTGTTTTTATTTATTATAAATATTGAGAAAAAAGAAAAAGTTAAAAAAAATCACTTTTTTTGTATTAAAAATGAATATTTTTTTATATAAACAAAAAAAGAGGACTTAATAAGTCCTCTTTTAATTTAATTTTAATTGATAATTATTCTATTACCTCGTCAATTTTACTTTCAACAATTCCTGTAATTCTCCAAGCAAGGTTATAGTTTTCATAGATTTTGGTTACTTTAGATTCAACATCAGTTGGATTATAACCCCTAACTAATTTTTCTTCTCTAAGTTTTTTTAATTTACCTGATTCATTATCAATTGAATCAATTGCGATTTTTGCAACAAAGTACTTTTCGTCCATATTATATTTTATTTATTTGTTTCCTAAATAATCGTTTAATTTTTTCATTAAGTCAAGTGATTTATTACCATTACTTCCGACTTGTCGCTCTATAGTTGTCTTTTTTTCTTCGTCAAGGTTTTCATCATATTTCTGTCTATCACCTTCGTTATGGTATAGATACGCCCCCGGTGTTGATGGTGATGAAACTAAGTCAAAACAAATTAGTTCAAAGTCGTCTTGAACTTCATTTTGTTCACCCACTTTTTTAAGCGAACCTACACCTCTTGATGAGATACCTAAAGTAACCCCTTGTCTTAAATAATTGGCAGCCAAATCACCTTTAGATGATACAATACCTCTTTCGTGGTAACCTGGTGTTGTTAATAGTTTTATTTTACCGATTAACGCAGGTCCTTCCCACCATACATCAGTAATTAAATGTGATACTCTATCTAAGTCAATTAATGATGATTCAGGATGGTTTAATTCTGATAACGCAGTTCCTTTCTCAATCATTTTTCTATAATTCTGAGCTTCTCTTTCTAATAGTCTTTTAGGGTATACTCTACCATTTCTATTAGGGGTATCGTATTTTTGTAATACAGCGTAAAATTCAAAAGGTTTTGAATGGTCTAACATACCATCAGACTCTTTAATTATTTTAGAATTATACTCATCTTTTGGTGAAATATAACCCGCATCGTATTCAATTAGAATTAATTTTTTATTAAGGACATTAGTTTTATTAATTTCTATATTACTCATAATAAATGTTTTTATTAATAAATATTAAGAATTTTCTATTTCTAACATATTATCACATAATTTAGATGTTTTAGTTAAATAAAAATTAAAATATTTATTATCTTTAAAATTCTCTTTGAATATTTCGTATGTTATTTTTGACAATGTTTTTCTTATTTTTTCATCTTTAAAATCAATTTCACTATCGTTAAGATAAAAATTAATTTCTAAATTCATAAATGATTTCTTTAATATTGATAATCCACTTGACCTCAAATCTAAATCAACTATAAAAGTTTTTGTGAATACATCTTCATTCATAACCTCGTAAATGGAGTGTTTAATGTTTCTACTTAAGTTTAAAACTATTCTATTCCAATCTTCAACTTCGGTTATTGGTTCAACCCAAGTTTGTATGTTAAGATAAATTGATTTTAGATTTACAGAATCTACTGTTCCGTAAGTTATTTTTGCATTATCAAATCCATCAATCTGTGATGTTTTTCCTTTTTTCATTAATGTACATATTTTTAGTTTATTTTTTAAAAAAGTAAGTAAATAATACCTTATTGTCAAAAAAATATATAGGTAATAAAAAACCCCTCGTTATCGGAGGGGTTGATTTTAAACTTATAGATTGATTTATAAATTTTCGTTTAAAGTTTTAAGTTTAACATAATTTAATTTATCATATTTTTCTGAAACAACTCTATCAATTGTTTCGTTGATTGTATTGTTAGTTGAAACATCTAGTTCATCGCCTTTCATTTTAGTTAATTTTGTGATGATAGTTTCTTTAATTGAATCATACTTTAATTTTAATTCTTCATCATCTGTTGATAATAAAGTTTTTAATTCTTTTTTATCTGACTCCTCTAAATTTTCAATAAATGTGTTAATAGTTTTATTTGCAATATTAACCATTGAACCTAAAGGTATGTTAACATTTTCCTGAATTTGTTTAGGGGATACTTTTAAAGTTTCTGAAATAACTTTTTTAGATTGAATTCTTGACTCAATCATAAGAACATCTTTTGAAAATAAATTGTCAACAGATTCATATATATTTTCTGTTTTATTATTACCAACCCATTTCTTTAATTTATCAATATCGGATGGTGTAATTTTATTAATTGTATTTTCATAAATTGAAATACATTCAGTGATGTATTCATTAACTATAGATTCATTTAACCCCTTGTTAGAGGTTAAATCATCATATAGATAAAATATTTTATTAATATTTTTATTTTCTAATACAAGTTTCTTAAAATTTTGTACTTCTTTTTTAAATGTATCATTTTTATATGATTCTAATAATACATTCTCAACCTGTGATTTTAATATACCGAACTTTATCATTTTACTTTTTTATATATAAATATCTAACCATTCAGAAGTTTATCCAATTGGTCTTCAATTTCTCCTAAATAATTTTCACCTTTAGATAAATTGATGTAAGAATCGTCATTAAATAGCCCTTCATTTTCTAATAAAATGTTATGGTTGGTTTTCTTAAATGATTCTGGTGTTACCCCAGCTTCACCACCTGCTTCAGGTCCTGGAGGTGGAGTTCCACCTAATTCTTCACCACCCATCTCAGGGGCTCCGCCTAACGCACCAAAATCTTCTCCGCCACCTTCACTTCCAGGTTCTGCTGGTGGTGTTGCACCGGCAGCTTGTGGAGCTCCAGGTTTATTACCATATAACTTATCAATATTATCAAAGATACCTGTATGAGTAATAACTGTTGCGGTATTAGTTAATTCAGCACCGGCCGCTTTCTCAATACGTTGTTGTTGTAAATCAAGTTTAATTTCTTCATCAGAAAATCCTAGGATATGTTTTTTAGCCCAAGATACAGAAACCGGAGCAATACCCTCAATAGGTGCTACAGCATCTTTATAAGCCAACAATTTTTCTTTGAATATGTCAATTTTTAATAAATCCGCTTGACTTGATGGGTTAGTTAAACCTAATGTAAAATTAGATAACTCATCTTCAAAACCTAATAAAAATAAATGAATAATTGCAATTTTATTTAATTCGGCAATCATACAATTTTGTATTCTATTAATTGTTCTTGCGAAACGAATATCCATTAACGATAAATCTTTACCACCACCAACAGGTTCTTCAAACCCTAAAAAGGCTTTAGGGACTCTAAGAGCCGTTAATAATTTCTTTTGAATATACTCAATATCCGCGATTTCAGCTAAGTTTTGAGCACCGGGTAAAGTCTCAATAGGTGAAGCAGCCGCTTGGTCACGAACAGGGATGAAATAATCTTGGTCAACAGCCATTTGATTAAATCTCATATCAACATTTCCTGAACTTGAATCAACAACCTGACTTCTTTTGAATTTATTCGCAACACGTTGTACATATGGTTCAACATCTTTATCATCCATATTACCAACGAAAACTTTAAATACTCTTCTCTCAGGTGCTCTTGATGTTCTATAAATTAACATCGCGTCTTCAGATAGTAATAATTGTTTCCAAATTCTTCTCGCTTTCTCCAACATAGAAGTACCATAAGGTAATTTTCTATCATCACCTAATAATCTAAAGTGAGCAATCTCCCAAGTGTTAAATTCCATATCTTTAGATTTCCACTTGAACCTTAACCCTCTATTTTCAGGTAATTCCTCAACATTAGCGGATTTAGCTGCCATACCTCTCTCTAATCGTTCTATTTCAATATTAGGAAGTTGCATAGCACCAACAATACCTTTTTCACCATCTAATTTTAGGTAAACGAAATTATCCCCATATTTACAAGTATTTCTTGTCCACATAGGTAAATTTGTATTAATATCTAAAGCGTTGTTGAATAAATCCGTTAAGATTGATTTGATTCGTTTTGATTCAGAAAATACTTGTAACATATGACCATTTTGGTCAACCGTTGTTGATTCCTCACCATAAATGTCTAATGCTGCAGAAATTTCAGGTGTGTACTCCATACTTTCATAATCATAAAATGATGCTAAACGAGTTGGTTCATAATAAACCGCTTGAGTATATAAGTTACTTTCAATTTTAGTCCACTGATTACCTAAGTAATAAGTTTGTTGAGCCTGTAACTTTTCTTTTTCGTATTCAGCTTTAGAAGTTGTTTTTAACAACTCTTTTTTATCAACTTTATAAGTCGGATAGTCTTGATTCAATAATGAATTAGGACCAAACGCTTTTGATAATCTTTGCCAAACAGTTAAATTATTTTGATTGTTTTGATTATTTTCCATATTCTTAATATAACTTATTTTCTTCCCATATAAATAGTCCTATATGGTAATTGAGAAATATTTTTATCTCATACCTCCAAATAACCACCCGTATTTGTTATAGTCTTCTTTAGCTATATTACCACCATTAAATTGACCTTGTCTATCTGTATAATTTGGTATTACAGGGTTAAACTCTAAAGATTTATTTATGTCAGTATTATTATTTACAGACCATGAATCAATCATCGCTTTTGTATGTTCAGTAACTTTAGTTAAATTACTAAATGATGATTCAGCAACATAAGTTGCCATCGCAATTGACATAATTAAATCGTCATGGTGACCTCTTTGGTGGTCAGGACGACCATTAATATATATAAAGGAATTCATTTCATTGTATAGTCTTGAACTATATATTCTGAACTTATGACGCAATACTTCTTCGTATGACGCAATAATTTGAACCCTTTTATTGTTAAAATTTATTCCAGGTATTTTTTCTGCCGATTTAGGATTGTAAGCCCATTTATTAGTGGTGTCAACACCATCAATATATAAATCCTTATAACCCATCTCCTGCATCTTTCTCGCAGTTGAAACCCCCATACCCCCAGTAATATCTATAACCACATAAGCTGAATACATATTAGCCCACTTATATGCAATCTCCGCCATAACATCGGGGGGAACTTTCCCAACATATTCAGCAACTTGTTCTCTTTCATCAAAATCAATTATCTGAAAAGAACTAAAATCCTCACTATCTCCACGACTGACATCCACACCCATAATGTATTTATGACCTATCACCGGTTCTTTCCATAACCATAATGCGTTAGCCATCATTTTATTACTAGGTTCAGTAATCATATTCTCGTGAATGTTCTGCATTAAATTAGAATCAAATACATTATCACCAGAACCTAAAAAGTTACATTCTAACTCTTGTGATACTTTTCTCTTATCATATTTTAATTTCTTAACCATACTCTCAAACCAACTTGAACATGGTTTATAACCATTATCCATCATTGATTTTAATTCCACATAATCCCTTTGGTCCGCTGGGATATGAGCCCAACTAATAAGTTCATTTTTATTGTAATCCTCTTTATTTAAAAGATAATGAATGGTATCATGTGTTTTAACCAAATATAAATCTTTAGTATAACGAGGGTCACGATACCAAAACATCTCTGATATCTTAAAGTCATTCATTCCTCGTAAGGCTTGGTCGTATATTTCGTAATAAATAGGGTCAAATCCATTGGGAGTTGAAACAACTATTACTTTACCCCCAGTGGAAAGGGATGCCATACACGCAGCCCAGAAATCACTATCAGCGTCAATAAACGCAGCCTCATCAAATACAAGTATAGTGGGGGTAAAACCACGCAGTGCATCCTTGGATGTCGCTACAGCTTTAACCTCACTACCATTATTTAATTTGTAATGTTTTTGTGAATTTTTTTCTACTGAAAAGTCAATACCAACCCAACTAGGCCATTGAGCTACAAACGCTCTAATTTTATTAGCCATCTCTAAAGATGTATCTAATTTATTGGCAATAATAAGTACTTTTTCAGGTTTTGTTTTTTTTGCGAAGGATAGTTTCATTGAAGCCCAAGCGGCGGTAACTGTTGATACCCCCGCTTGTCTGTATTTCAATGCAATATTTTCATTATAATCCTCATAATCATTAAGTAATGATAATTGGTCAGGGTATAATTCTAAAGGAACATATTTTGATACTGTATTATCGTATGTCTGTAAATAAGTTCTTAACGCGTATTCAATATCTTTATGACATCTTACATATTCAATTAATACTTGTTCTTTTGTTAGGTTTGCCATAATGTTAATTTAATTTTTTAAAAACCAAGTGCTGACAAATCAATATCATTCAAATCATCATCATCGTAATCATCATTATCCTTATCTTCGTATTCTTGTTTTTTCAAATCCTCAATGATTTCATTAACCATTCTATCAATAAATTTACTTCCTTGTGGGTCACCTTTTAAGATTAATTTTGCAATTTTCATAAATTCCGCAGCATCTAATCTTGAGAACCTAACAAAAAGATAATGTTGTAAATGTTTTTTATCCTCATCAAATAATTTGTCAGGGTAAGCATCTGTAAATTTTTCCCAAAATATAGGACCTAATCTAGAATCCCAAATTTCTGCGGGTAAAGTATCTTCAGCACCCATAACCATTTCAGCTTGTCTTGGGTCATCCGGTAATCCGTGAGTTCCAAATACTTCATAAACACCTTTAACTAATTCGTGAACCAATAAAGGGAAAGTAGCGGCGCGAGCAACAACTGTAGGTGGGTCTGTTTCATTATCAACTTCTGATTGTCCCATTTGACCACCACCAGAACCTGCCATTTGTTCCATATCTGGGTATAACCAATATAAGTGTTCCATCAATGATTGATTAACACCATATAAATTCATTAAGTTAGGGTTAATTGCATTTAACTCATCATTAAGTAAAACATACATATGACCACCTTTAAAAGCAGCACCTTGTATTAATGAGTTGATAAGTCTTCTTTTAGCTTTTTCTAAATTAAATTTCTCAAATTCATCCGCGAAATCCGCCAATTCTTCTTGGTGTTCTTCAGCTTTAGCAAAAGCGTCTTTAACTTCTTCTTCACTAGGTTCTTCAGCTTCACCTCTCATACCTTCAGCGGCACCCATAGGTCTATGAACTAATTGGGCGTCAAATTGTAATGAACCTTCAGGTATTCCTAATTCTTTTTTAACTAACTCAACCGCCAAATTCTCAAGAGTTTCCTTGTTTTGAGACTCTATAGACATAGTCTGTTGTAAGCCTCTCATAACCATAGACATTAAACCCATCATTGGATTACGACCTTGGATAGGTGTTGTGTCACCTAAAAATCTTCTAACTTTAGCTACAGAATCCTTAAATCTTTTAGATGAAATAGTTTCAATAAAATCTTTGTCACCTTCAGGAATTGCAGGATGTCCAGCAAAAGGAGTTTCTTTTGATGTAATCTTTCTCTCAATACCCGGTTCCATTCTTTCAGGACCTTCGTAATCTATCTGTTCTTTCATAGTAGAATTGATTTCATTCAAAACACTATGTTCTTTTTTAGTTAAACCTTCTTGAATTAATTTAGTTTCAAGTTTAGTTTTCGCTTTTAATATTTGTTCTATTTTAGAATTTAAACTCATAACTATTATTTTAATTTAAGACCTAATGATGTGAAAGATAACCATTCAGGTAAATCTTTATTTTCAGCTTTAGGAGCTGGTTTATGCTTTGGCTGATAAGGATTAAACGGTTTTGGTCTTGTAGGAGTTTTTACCGGAGTTTTCACCGGAGCTTCTTTAGTTCCTTGTTCTTTAACTTCAGCTTTAGGAGCTGGTTTATGTTTTGGTTGATAAGGATTATCTTTTTTTGGTTTTGTTGGTGTCTTAACAGGAGTCTTAACAGGGGCTTCTTTAGTTCCTTGTTCTTTAACTAAATTTAAGAAGTCTTGTTTAGTCATTTTTGGTGTAAGGTGTTTCTCAACCAATTGAATAATTTTTCTTTCTATAATAGCTTCTTTAGATTCACCAATAGATACACTAGGACTTATTTGACCTAAATTCTTTTTAGTTGCACCAGCAGCAGCAGATGCTAATTTTTTACCATAATCACCAAATCCAAAACTTTCTTTAGTTTCTTCTTTTTTAACTTTTTTAGGTAAACCTTTATGTTCTGTAGATGCAAAATCTTCTAAATCTTTTTCAGACATTTTTTTAGCTGTCTCTTTAACTTTTTTAGACACTTCACCTTTAGGCGTGTCACCTCGTTTAACTGACAAAGCTAAACCCATAAATTTTTGTTGTTGTTTAGATTCGGCTTTTTCAGTCATTTCACCTTCTTTAGTGATAACTTTAAGACCTCCGTCACCAGTTGGTCTAACTTCACCATTTTTAACATTAACACCAAGTCCTTTGGTTTTCATAGCTCCAACTTCACCAGAACTATAAGTTGTTTCTTTAGCGTTAAGATTAGTTGTTGTAGCTTCTTTAGTTTCTTTTTTACCTTCTACTAATCTATTATATAGATTATTCACTTGAGATTCAGTCAAGGAAGTTAGAGTGGTAGTTTTCATACCATACTCAACCAATTTTAATAATTTGTGATTAATTTTCATATATTGTTTTTTTTTCAATTTCTAAAACGATATCTCGTTCGTATAGTTTATCTTTAACAGATTCTTCAGTATCACCGAATAAGAACACTAATCTTTTTTTATGACTAAAATCAACATAATCCGATTCGTTTTCCCAAGCTAAAGCTACAACACCATCAAGACAATCCATCATTGAGAAATAATCAGAATTCTGAATTACTGACATTGTTATTAGGTCATTTTTCAATACACCCACTTTTTTAACAAATTCTAAATCTGGGGGTAAAGGGTAACCATTAGATGGTTTTGATTCCCAATTTTCGCCCCAGATATTATCTATAGTATCCGAAAAAATAAATTCGTAAATGTTATCGCCTTTATAATTTGGTCCTAATTCATTTACGTAAATTAAATGATTCATAGAATTTCACCTTTAGTAGAGATTCTTACTTTTGTATTATTATTTTCAAATACTAAAAAGTTTTTAGTTGTTTTACCAATTAATTTAGCGGTTGGGTTATTTCTCGTAAACTTAGTTGAAGCTACTTCTTGTGAAATACTTTCAGATAAATTTTTAATTCTGTTAACAATAACTTTTCTATTTTCAGTGATAGGAGTTTTTTTAGTATTTTCAGTTTTTTCAGTCTCAAAATATCTTTCTAATATTTTATCAACTTTAGATTCAGAAAAAATACCTTCAAACATATCTCCCATATTTTTTCTGTGACGAGGTTCAAGACCAAAATGTTTTTTAGTTCTATCAGAATCTTCATCGTTATCACTTAAATCAAGATACTCTCTGTCAGCTCTTGGGTTCATTCTGTTTCCAGACATATGACTTTTAAGGTCAGAAATTTCTTCATAATCATCTTCACTAAAATCATCAAACATTGTCATTTCTTCGCTATCAAAAGCTTCTCCCATTTCACCTTCAGGTAATTCAGTTTCTAATTCTTCATCTTCTAAACCATCTTCGTCAGATAGTCCATCAAAATCTTCTTCACCACCAAATTCAGATTCGTCCTCAATACCTTCTAATTTACTTAAGATATCGTCTTTATCTTCCTCATCTAACGCTTCAACATCAATTGCTGATAAAATAGAATTAACAACATACTTAATATCTTTAGATGACATTGGTTCTTCTTCATTAGCCTCGTCAAAAGCTCTTAATTTTTGAGCTAATTTTCCAGTTAATTTCTGAATAACTTTTATTGATACTGGTTCATTATCATCCTCTTCACCTTCAGTATCCTCCATATCAAAATCTAAATCTAATTCTTCTTCCGGAGCTGGTGCTGGTGCAGCAACTGGGGCAGGAGCCGGTGCAGCCGCGGGGGCTGGTGCTGGAGCAGGTACTTGTCCCGCAACAGGGGCTTGTTCGTTAGCTGACATTTTCAAAATATATTTTGTAGCGTCAGATTGACTTTCATTAAATAAAGATGTATTACTTTCAACACCTTCATTAACATTAACTTCTTTAGCAATAAGATTTAATCTTTTTAATGCTTGAGAATATGATGGGTAATATTTTCTATTTCTCATTGGTTCTAAATAATCAGAATTACCATCTGATTCCAATAATGTTCTTTTTAGAACATAACCACTTTTTTCTTTAATGATTTGGTAATTGTTACCATCAGATAAAGTTTTAGTGTATTCTACTGACTTATCCTCATTGATAGGATTAGGTGTTGATTCTTTATATCTAGCAATTTCAAGCATACGGTTGATTTTCTCCATACCTTGCAATTTTTCACTACCAATTGGTCTTAAATTATTTCCCATTTTTTTATTTTTGTTTTGAATTAATTTTATATATAAATATAGTCAGAATTAAAAATATTACTTTTCTGATGTATTTTTTATTTTTTCGTCAAGCGAGAGGATTTTATCTGTGTTTTTATTTAAGAAATCAAATAACTTTTGAACATACCCATTTCTCCTTAAAACCTTAAATACTAAATTTTCATTAGAATATTCTCCGTCTTTTTCTAACCCACTTGTTCTATATTTCTTTAACTTATCCTTATACTTACCTATTAATAATTTAGACTCTTCTAAAGATTCATCTTTTGATTGTTCTATTATAGCATCAATAGAATCCATCCATTTTTTAGCTTTTGTTTTAATTAATTCGGTGTCAATATCAACATTCTCTTTTTTAGGTTTTGATTTCCATTCATCAAATAGAATAGAGTATTCACCACTACTAAAGTGAGCTTCATTTTCATCTTGAACATATAGTTCAACATCATAACCATAAATAGTAATATCATGGTTATCATTATATATTGTTTTTTTTAATATAAATAAGTCTTTATATAAAGGTAATTCAGATTCCTTGAATTGATTAAAATCAGCAATGATGTGTAAATCAACATCAGAGTATTTTGACCAATTATAATTTGATAATGAACCTGTCATAACAACATCCGACACAATAACATCCACACCTAAGAAATCAATAAAGTCGTAGGCAATGTCAAGTAAACGAGTCCTAACTTTAGGATTCATATTACCAATTTCATCATCTTCAGACATAACCCATATTTTAGGGTTTAAGGTGTCTTGTAAGTGAAAACTTTGTAAAATATTTTTAATATTATTATCCATTAAAGATAAATATCCAATTTTTTAGAAAAATTTATAATTTTTTATACTTAAAAGTCTTTGAGATGTTAGTGTTGAAGAATTTTCCTTGAGATTCTGACATCCTAAATTGAGTATATGTTTTGTGAGGCACTTCATCATACTCATATTTAAACCCATTTTTGAATTCCGCTATTAATTTTTGACTCTCAACATCATAGATAGTTTTAACTAAATTACTTGATTCAATTTCATTAATAATTTTAGTACCTTCAATAATTTCTTTTTTAATTCCCATAATATAATTTTTTTTATAATAATAACTATTCAGTAATTTTAATAAATAAAAAACCCCACTCAAAGGTGGGGTTTAGTAAATTACTTAGTCAACTTATTAATTTGGTCTCTCAACTTAATTGATTTCTCAAAGTTTTGTTCTTTAATTGAAGTTTCTAATTCTAAAGTTAGAGTTTCAATTTTTTCTTGATTAGATTCCAATTTTTTAATTTGGTCTCTTAATTCAACTGCACGTTCAAAGTTTTGAGTCTCAATAGCTGTTGTTAACTCATTTTGTAAAGTTGTTAACTCAGTAGTGTTAGTTGTTGTGTTAGTTGTTGTTGTATTAGTAGTTGTTTTACTTTTAGGACTTTTAGAAGTTCTAGTGAAGTTTTTTACTGTAACAACACCATTTTCAGATGTGTAAGTCTGAGAAGTCCATTGACCATTCTCGTCTTGACCTTTTTCAGTCTTAACATCTCCTAGTAATACCGTGAATGGGTCAAAAGAACCAAAAGGTGTAGTAAAATCATTTAATAATACGAACGGGTTTTTTGTGTTTCTAAACATAATTTTTTTGTTTTAATTTTTTATTTGAAATAATTATAACTAATTTTATACCAAAGTCAAATTTATAGTAAAATGACTTATTTATATGACAATTTGACATTTTATAAAAAAATATACTGACAAATTGTCAATATTGATTCATAGAATAATTTTTGTTATAATTATTGATATCATTAACAAAACAAAATAATAATAATAATATGATAGAATTTTCAGATAATGACGAAAAAGGAAAAAAATCAAATTCCATCTCAGAATCAACAACACCTGTATTAGATAACTTTAGTAGAGACTTAATAAAGTTAGCTGAAGAAGGTAAATTAGACCCTGTAGTTGGTCGTGAAAGAGAAATCACTAGGATTGCTCAAATTCTTTCTCGTAGAAAGAAAAATAATCCTATTATATTAGGTGAACCTGGTTGTGGTAAAACTGCAATCGTTGAAGGTCTTGCAATTAAAATATATAATGGGGATTGTCCAAGAAACTTAATGGATAAAAGAATCGTATCTTTAGATATGACATCCATTGTTGCAGGAACAAAATACCGTGGACAATTTGAAGAAAGAATGAAAGTTATTATTGAGGAGTTACAAAACTCTCCAAACATAATTGTATTCATTGATGAGATTCACACCATTGTTGGTGCGGGAAATTCATCCGGGTCAATGGATGCGTCAAACATCTTTAAGCCAGCTTTAGCAAGAGGTGAAATCCAATGTGTTGGAGCAACAACTTTAGATGAATATAGAAAAAACTTTGAAAAAGACGGAGCATTAGAAAGAAGATTTCAAAAGGTTATTGTTGATTCTGCAACAAAAGAAGAAACATTAATCATCTTGAAAAACGCTAAAGAAAAATATGAATCATATCATAAAGTAAATTACACTGATTCTATTTTAGAAATTTGTGTTGATTTAGCGGATAGATACATTACCGACAGAGAATTCCCGGATAAAGCTTTTGATATTTTAGACGAAGTTGGTGCGAGAAGTCAAGTTGATATTAAGATGCCTGAAATAATTGAAAAATTAAAACAACAAGCGTCAGATATTAAATTGGAAAAAATTGAGGTAGTTAAAAAACAAAACTATGAAGAAGCGGCTAATCTTAGAGATAAAGAAAAACGAATTCTATCAAAATTAGAGGATGAAAAAATAAAATTTGAAGCGGAATTACAAGCTCATAAAAGAGAAATTCCTGAAGAACTAGTATATGAAGTTGTATCTAATATGACTAAAATACCTGTATCAAAATTATCAATTGACGATACTAAAGCATTAGTTAATTTAGAACAAGCTTTAGCTGATAAAGTTGTTGGTCAACCTGAAGCCGTGGTTAAAATCGCAAAAGCTATCAGAAGAAATAGATTAGGTATTAAAGACCCAAATCGTCCAATTGGTTCATTCATCTTTTTAGGTTCTACCGGAGTAGGAAAAACTTATTTAGCAAAACAATTAGCAAAAGAAATTTTTGGTAGTGAAGAAAATATGATTAGAATTGATATGTCAGAATATCAAGAAAAACATACAATCTCAAGACTTATAGGTTCTCCTCCAGGTTATGTTGCCCACGAAGAAGGTGGATTCTTAACTAATGAAGTTAAAAATAAACCTTACTCTGTTATCTTATTTGATGAGATTGAAAAAGCGGATAAAAATATCTTCTCAACACTTTTACAAATGTTAGATGAAGGTCACTTAACTGACTCTTTAGGTAAAAAAATTAACTTTAAAAACTGTCTTATCATTATGACATCTAATTTAGGTGTTAAAAAATTACAAGACTTCGGAACTGGTGTTGGATTTAAAAATGGTGGTAACGAATATATTGAACAAGAACTTAAAAACGATATCCTTAAAGCTGAACTTAAAAAATTCTTCGCGCCTGAATTCTTAAACAGAATTGATGATGTTATTATGTTTAAATCTTTAGATAAAGAGAATGTTAAAAAGATTGTTACTTTAGAATTAGATAAACTAATGGGTCGTCTTGCTAAAATCAAATATAACTTTAGTTATACCGATAAAGTAACTGAATTGATATCTGATGTTGGTTATGATGAAAACTATGGAGCAAGACCTATTAAAAGAGCTATTCAAGATAAAATTGAAGACTTCATCTCTGAAGAGATTTTGAAAGGTGAAATTAACGAGGGGGACTCAAGTGTGGTTGATGTTGTAGATAAAGAAGTTATTATAACTAAAAATAAAGAACCTTTGAAAAGAGGTAGAAAGAAAAAAGGGGACGAATAATCCCCTTTTTTTTATTTATAAACATAAACTAAACACCCATTTTTTATTATATTAATTAGTTTTTTGTTAGTTTTTTCATCTGTTGAGAAACAACCCCAAGACCATTTTTTACTCATTTTTGTGTTAGAATGAAATATAATATTTCTTTGTCTCGCATTAGAATTGGTTTTATCTAAACCATTAATTCTTAAAGAGTAACCAAAGTAACCATAATATGTTTCTTGAGTAACATAAACACCTAAACTACTTTTTAAACTTTTATCAGTGTTACTAAATTCAGTAGCGTATTCTTTACCACTATTTATTCCGTGAGCAACTTTAGTGGTTAAAATTGTTTCTGATGTTTTCATATCAATCACGTATAATCTTTTTTCTGAAATTGGTTTTGAGTAATCAATAAAAACAACATAATTCTTATTAGGGGGGTTATATTGTTTTTGTAATTCTTTAGCAATCTCTATTTTTGACTGACCATAAAGTGATGTTGTAATTACGAGTAATAATGTTATTAGTTTCATATCTTTTTTTTACAAAAATATAAAAAAATATCAATACTTAACAACTAATTTTAATTTATTTTTTTTTTATTAAGCAACTAGTTCATACCATTTTCTGTCTGTTGGGTCTGTTGGGTTACGGAATAATAATCTCATCGGAATGTTCTCACCAGGGTTTTTTGCTCCATGAACAAAAACTTGAATGTTTGCTAAAGGTTCATCACTATTATCATTAGAATATCCGTCATTACCCAATCTTTCTTTTAAAGCACCAAGAGACATTTTAGGTGGGTTTGCGGGTATTTTGTTTTTAACACTTAACCATTTACCACCTTTTGATTCTAAAGAAGATTCCATATCTTCGTTAATCATTCTCCTAATAAGATTATTTAATTCTCTTTCAGTTAATTTAACTACTTTTTTCATTTTTATTTATTTATTTATTTATTTATTAGTAAAATTAATACTTAACAACTAATTTTAATTTATTTTTTTTTGTTTTATTCTTCCAATTTGTGAAATAGTTTGCGAAATCATCCATTTGAGTTAATAAATCAATACAACCAATAGAACCTGGAATACCACCACCATGAATGTAAAAACTACCTCTACCAAAAGTTTCAGTTTCACCAACTTTAGTTATTGGTAATCTGTAATTACCCCAAGCAACCATATCAGTTTCTGTTCCTAAATTCCAATCGTGTTTAACATTTTGTAACATAATACGTTGTAACTCTTTATCCGTTTTACCTTGTATAAATCTTTGAGCGTCACCATTTGTTCGTTTTTGTACTTGACCTATAGAATATTCACCAACAGGTATAGGACCTTGGTCTTTAATTTTCATAAATTCCATCCTATTAGCCCCATATTTTTTAACTAATTTCTCCAAATTTTTATCACCAAAAGTATTAAATTTAGTTCTTCCTGAAATTGCTGACCATCGTTTAATAACTTTACCATTCTCAATCCAATTTAAATTAGTACCATCAAATAATAAATAAGCTTCAGGTTTTTGAGTTGTTAATTTATTTATTGATGAATTAAAAATAGTATTTTTGATATCTGTAATACCTTTAGGGTTATTAACTTTAGTCCAATTGTCGTCATTTTTCTTAGCGTAAAAATATTCGTCACCAATTTTTTTATATTGATATGGGTCACCTTCAGGTCCTTGTTTTATTTCTTGTTCAACTAAATAATGTCGTTTTGTGGCACTTTCATGAAGATTTAAAATTCTATTTTTTTCTTCTTCGGTTAGTATAAATAAGTTTTTCATAATAGTGTTTTAGTAATAAATACTTAAAATAAAAAAAAAGACAGAAGTCTCTTAAAATTTTAATTTAACACCACCCTGTATTGAGTTATCAATTTCATTTTTTGTTAAGGTAAAACCAATGTTGTTTAAGTCATAATCTAACCTAGTAATGCGTTTTGGTTCATAGGTTTGAATGTTGAATGTGGTCATTTTAAAAGGTGAATTATTAACCGACAACTGTTTTACTAATGATGGTATATCTAATCTATCGGAAGGGTTTTTTGAGTTAAAATCATTCAATGGTTTTTCTAATAAACTTAAAGGTTTTTTACCATTAAATAAATTTGGATTTGTTACCAATAAATTTTTTATAAATTTAACTGCGGAATTTTCTTTACTTTGTTCGTTTAAATGAAGATTAAGTATTCTATTTTTTTCTTCTTCAGTAATTATTAATTTTTTCATAATAACATTTTATTAATAAATACCAATAAATAAAAAAGAGACCGAAGTCTCTTAATAAAGGTTATAAATTGGTTGTTCATATTCCAAGGTATATTTTTGATATCCTAGTTTTTCAATCATTTCTTTCCCGGTTTTAATACCACTATAAACATCCTCAATAATTACATATTCATATTTTGTGTGATAATCATAATACCCAATTGAGAAATTAATACAAGAAAAATTAAAAATTGTGTCATCATTATGACATCAAATGTGGGGGTTAAAAAATTACAAGACTTTGGTTCAGGTGTGGGATTTAAAACCGGTAATAACTCTTATGCTGAAGAAGAATACAAACGAGAAATTCTTAAAAAAGAACTTAAAAAATTCTTTACTCCGGAATTCTTAAATAGAATTGATGAGGTTGTTATCTTTAATTCGTTGGTGAAGGAAGATGTTAAAAAAATTGTAACATTGGAATTAGATAAGTTATCAAAAAGATTAGTTGGTTTGAACTATAACATCACATTTGATGAAACTATTTTACATTTGATTTCCGATGTTGGATTTGACGAGACTTACGAAGCTATACCAATCAAAAGAACAATCCAAGATAAGATTGAGGATTTTGTATCCGAAGAGATTATCAAAGGAAATATGGTGGAAGGTGTGTTATATACCCTTGTTTCAGTAGAAAAAGAAGTTAAGTCTCCAAGAGACATCTAAGAAAACAAGAAAAAGGAAAGAGGACAAATAGTCCTCTTTTTTTTTATATTAATTTAGAATTTAACAAGGTACTACCCTACTTTTAACAAAATCAGAAAACCATCTAATTTGTAAAGTACCATCTCTCCATTCAATTACATCTTTAAAAGGGATTTTTATACAAGGTTTTGTTAATCTTTCTTGTTTTGGTGTAGATTTTCCTCTTGTATATTCAGGAATTGGGTAATAATCAACATAATCAGTTTTAATAACTATCCCATCTTTATCTCTACGAATAATTATTGCGTTATTAATATCCAATTCTAATTCTTTTTTGTCACCCATAATACTTGCATATTGATATGCTCTTGACATAAGAAACTGTCTATTAGTAATTAAACTAATTTTAGACCCCGGATTATACATTGAATCTTCTTTCTTAAAATTACCGTCATTTCGATTTATCATTCCCATTATTTCATTATAATCAAGTCTAAGTTCACCTTTTAACCACTGTTCCAAATTTTCACCGTCTTTTACCCCAAAAGCCTTTTTAACTCCTTCCCAATCATTTTTATTTTTTATTCTATTAAGTATAATTGTTTCAACATTTTCTGAATCCTCAGAGGAACTTAACCCTTTCATAGAATTATATAAATAATCCGCAATTTCTTTATAAACTTGTTGACTATTTTGTTCAGAAATTACATTCTTTTTACCTGAGTGCATCTCAAGTATTCTATTTTTCTCTTCTTGAGAAATGTCATTAAATAAATTTTTCATATTAGTTTTTTATTATAAATATATCACAAAAAAAAAAAGAGACCGAAGTCTCTTAATAAAAGTTATATGTTGATTGTTCGTATTCTAAGGTATATTTTTGATATCCTAGTTTTTCAATCATTTCTTTCCCGGTTTTAATACCACTATAAACATCTTCAATAATTACATATTCATATTTTGTATGATAATCGTAATACCCGATTGAGAAATTAATACAAGAAAAATTAAAAATCTGTTTTAATTTATAAACATCTGTATAAGGATGTGCTTGGTATAATTGACGACCATTAAAGTTTTCGTTTATAACAAAATCACAAGACTTGAAGAAATCACTCTCTCTATCAAATAACTTAACACCCATACAATATTCTGAAACCATCCAGTTCTCCGGAGCGTCAAATTGAATAGCATACCCCACATTCTTAAAAAATTCAGGGTCCGCGTTTTTAGAACCGTGACATCCAGTTTCTTCAGATACGAAAAATCCAGCTTTTAGATTTGGTAATTCTTTTAGTAATTCAAGACAAGCATAAACGCCACATTTATCATCACCACCAATACCAGTTGGATTACCCAAATCATTATAAGCCTTTAACGCAGGTTTTATTTCACCTTGTGCGTTTTTAAGATTTTCTTCTCTTACATTGATAGTGTCAATGTTATGAACGGTATCCGTATGTGCAATAACACAAGGGAAATATTCCACCTCAAAAGTTTGTTTTGTAGCGTAAATATTTTGATACTCGTCAATATAGAAGGGGATGTTATTCTCCGATAACCAATTGGTTATGAATTCCACCATTAATCCTTCATTATATGTTTTAGTCGGAACCGATAAAACATCTTTCAATAGTTGATAATTTCTTTCCATAAAACAAAGATAATAAAAAGAAATTTAATCGTCACTATCTTTATTGAAATAATTCTTGTTGAGTTAATAAATTATTAAACCCTTCCAAATCTAATCTTCTTTTTTCTGAAGTTCTTTTCTCAAGGTTTTTAACCGTAACCAATACAGAATTATCGGAGGGGTCTAGTTGATGTATGGTAAATCTGATATTACTATCTTTAGGTGTTTCATAATTTCTATTTAAATCATATTTTGATAAAATAAAATCCGCCATTTTTTTAAATTCCTCAATATCCTCAAACTTATCAGAATCCTCTAAACCTTCTTCCATAGAATCTAAAGCCTGACTTACAGTTCTATCCATAGTTACTTGGTCAAACTCATCACATTCTGTTTCATACATGTATTCAGCCCAACCACCAACTTCAGTATCTTTATTAATTTCAGCTAAAAGTTCTTTTAATGTATATTTTTTAGAACCCACATTTTCATATAGACTTAATAAAGTTTTAACACTTGTAACATAATTATACCCTTCACCTACTTTGAATATGTTATATGGTTCAAATAAATTAGAAACATCTGATTCTATTTCCTTTAAGGTTCCTCTTGTTTTACAATAATTTTGTTCACGAATATAGGTATCTAAAACATCCTCAATTTCACTTGGGAAAAAAGTCTCTAAAGTATTGCAAATTAATTGTCGTTCCTCATCATCATTCGTATTTATACTATGACCAGGTAATATAACTTTTAAAATATTATCAATTCTAGTTTCGTTTTCGACACCACTAAAATGGTCTAAACCATACCCTTGTAACCAATCATCATGAACATTATCCCAATACTCAAATTCATAACTATCATAAGATGTTACAGCTCCCACAAACCACTTATCGTCCTCACTAACATCAAATATCCCAAGAATATCATCAACATCATCAAATGATAACATAACAGAACTAGCCCTTGGACTTCGTTTGTTAAATTTGAAATCACTAACTAAGTCATCAATATTTCTAAGGTTGTATTTTGATAATTCCTGTCCTTCAGAGATTGAAAGTAATGCGTCATATATTTCACTCACCGGTTCTAAAGCTGTTATTTGGTCCACTAACTCAGGATACTCTAAAAGTAGTTCAGAATACTTTATAGTATCCCCAGATTGATAATATCCGAAAAATTCACCATCAGTGTCAGTATATAATACTTTAACATTTACAGGGAGTTCTCTCTTATCAACAATTAAATATAAATTACCATCTCTAAATCTATCATATCGGTTCTTAACCCAATCAAGTCCAAAATAACCTAAAGAATCCGGAGCTAAAACCTCCAAAAACATTAAGTCTTCAGTATTTACAATAATACGAGTTCCTTCGTATGCGTTGTTTTTACTATTATCTATATCAGCCATAAAAAATATTTATTAATAAATATACTCTATATTTGATTATTAATAAATAATCATATATATTTGTAGTATAATAAAACAATGGGGGATGAAATGGTATTGATTGGCATTGCTATTTATTGGGGGCACGCAGTGAGAAGTTTCCTATCACTTAAATCTATGGTCACAAAATTCAAACGGCGAAACAATCGCAAAACTTTCAGCAGTAGGATTAATCCGCTCTGAAGAAGTTGTTACAGCTTAATTAGTTGAACAACAACGGGTCGGTAACCATATAACCCAGGAACATAAGGTCTTACAAAGGTGGAAAAATGACTGAACCCGAAATCGAGTCATCCATTGGTTGTTAGTTTACAATGGTGAAGAACGAACTAACTATTTTCGGAACATTAGAAAAATGTTGACCTAAGCGTGTAGTCCTTAATCTTTAGGATGGGCAAGACCCGGGTTCAAATCCCGGCATCTCCACCAGCAATGAGACCTTCGGGTCTCATTTTTTTTTGGTTAATACTTAAGTATGGGTAATAAAAAACCCCTCCGGTGAAGAGGGGTGTAATTAATGGTCGGTTCGTTTATTTATAATACTTGTTTTTGGATTATTTTATTTTCCAGTTTATCCAACCTGGAGTCAATCATACTTATTAATTGTTTTTCAACCTCATCAATATGATTGTGTGACCGCATAACCATTTGTTCTGAACTTATTTCTGATTCGTTAATCCTTCTATGTAAGAAGTTATAATTATCTTGTGTTTCTTTTTCTAAATAACCAAACTTTTTTTTAAGTAAAAAAACTTGATTGACAGCATAAAACATAATCACAACCCCCAATACAATAAGAACTGCAACTACCCCTAACGCTAATGACATTAAATCTACCATAATTTTAATTTTTTTTTAATTTATTTATTTTGTGAACCGACCACTAATTTCTCTTTTACTATCTCTATCAATATCCCTGGACTTTAGGTCATTTCTTTTATCGTAGTTCTTTTTACCACGAGATAGGGATATCTCTATTTTAATCAATCCTCTCTCATTTGTAAAGACCCTGTAAGGAACGATTGTAAGGCCTTTTACGAGTTCTTTTTCTAATTTGTTTAACTCTTTCCGTTTTAATAATAACTTTCTATCTGAGGTGTTATCATGGACTGTGCCGTAACCATAATCAGATATGTTCATTCCTTTAATGAATAATTCGTTATTGTTGAAGTAACAATACCCCTCGGATATGGAAACCTTACCTAGGCGTATTGATTTTACTTCACAACCGATTAGCTTAACGCCGCATACGTAAGTCTGTAAAAACTCGTATTCGTGTTTCGCTTTCTTATTGACTATGTTGATTTCTTTTTTCATAGAACAAATGTAAATAAAAATATTATAAAAACAAAAAAAACCACCATAATTGGTGGTTTATTTGTCATTTATTATCTCTTTAATGATAAAGCGTACTGAACAACTTTATTAGCGACAACTTTTGGGTCATTTGGACCAAGTTGGAATTGTCGTTTTCCCTTATCATTTCCGGCCCACACATGATAAACCCCTTTTATTCTATCCCATAGGACATTAACACCGTTATTGTGTCCACCATAAGTTAAAGAATTCTCCGTGCCAAATTGTTTTAAATTTTTATCATATTCATCTTTAAAACCTACAGCTAACAATTTTGGTTTTACAATTTTATTATAGTGGTCAAGTTCATCACCTTGAGGGTCACCAGGTCCTTCTTTGTAACCACCAATTTCTTGTTCAGATATCACATTTTTTTTACCCGAGTGCATCTCAAGGATTCTATTTTTCTCTTCTTGAGAAATGTCATTAAATAAATTTTTCATATTAGTTTTTTATTATAAATATATCAATTAACAAAAAAATCCTTTAACATTATTTTGTTAAAGGATTTTCTGTATGTTTTGATAAAAAATAAAAAAAGCTGAGAATAAACTTTAATTTTAAGAACCTTTCATAGGATTATGGTTTCCCTACTTTTCCACTAACTTTTGATTAGTATTTCTCATTGCCGATTGGTTAGACCAATCACCCCTTAACTATGAAACTACTCTCTTACTACTCCTGTCTCATCAAGATTGCGTCCTGATTCAGCTTCCGACGGCTTAGAGATTTTTCATAAAAATACGGTCAAACTTGCGGTTATTACGTTCCACTGACAGCCAGTGAATATGTGGGCAACTTCCGTTTCATAGTGGTAAACACTTTTGCTTACATTTTTTTAGTTTTACTTAAATAAAGTATAAGGTATTGTGTTGTGGATGAATAGACGAAGTGGTTTACCCCAAGCTCCGATATCTTTTGGACATCAGAATACTTAACTTCATCTTAGAGTATCCCTACTCTCAAATTTCAAGACTACTTCGAGATATTTACCTTGGTAGATAAGTATCAAGGACAATTTCAGCACCACCTGTTTGTTGTCATACCTTTCGGTTTTAAGTTTCCTTTAATTTTGGAAGTCGCAATAATATAATTGGATAATCATATTTTTTGCACAAATCCTACAGGTTATTCCTATTAGAGTTCCCCCCTCAACCAGATGACCCACATCACCCAGTTATATAATCACTTTCCCTACACCGTTGGCCTCGGTAATCAAGATTATATAGTATCCTGCTTGCTTACTTGAGTTCCATTTCTGAAACCGCAAATCTGTTAACACAACAGATTCACTTTATATTGATTTTCATCAATTTATATAAGGACTATAAGCCGCCCATTATCGTTTTTTACAATACCGAAGTATTATAATGGATAATCTGTTTTCTCAAAGAACGATATCGGTTATTCCCGATTTGTTTTACAAAGATAGTTATTCTTTTTCAGTTGTAAACTATATTTTGTATTTTTTTTTCATTTAATAACATTTTTATTAAACTCTTAAAAAGTATAGGTCATGACTTTTGGTTTGTCAAATGGTTTTTAAGAAATTATCACCCCTTCAACAATTTTATGAGTTTTACTATTATTAGTGTAAGTTAATTCGTGTTTACCATAATACCATTCACTATTCACATTTAATAATACATTATGTAATTTATTATCAAAAGTAATATCATCTAACCCATCTTCATAACCTTTCACAAAAACAGGAGCGTTTTGATTCTCAATGGTATTTAATTTTATTATTAGTTCAGCAACTGTCATACTTACAATATTTTTATTTTTATTACCCGACTTGACATTCAAATCTTTTATACCTATTAATTATCTATAAATAATAAACTAAAACAAATTTTTATGAAAAAAGTAATTTTATCTATGTTGGCAGTAGCTGCCTTGACGTTCGCATCTTGCAAACACAATGAAACTGAAGGAAATGTTGAAGCAGTTGTTACCGATTCTACAGCAGTTGTTGTTGATTCAACAAAAGTTGAAGTTAAAGCTGACTCTACTAAAGCTGACACAACTAAAGTTGTTGAACCAGTTAAAGAAGTTGCAAAACAATAATAACTAAAAACCCCCATTAACTTGGGGGTTTTTTATTTTAATAATTCTTTTATTCTATTAATTTCTTCGTTTAAATTTTGTTCTTCTTTTTCCTTTTCCTTTTGTTTTTGTTTATCGGTCTTGTAAGACATAACATCCTTCATTAATGAAAGTGGTGATAAAAGAACATCAATCGGTAATTTAGCTAACCCAGAATATTTTGTATCATAATTTATAGGTTGTTTTTTTTCTTTTTTTGTAGTTGTTACTTTTGACTCTTTATCTTTTTCAGTATCATTAATAAAGTGTGTCATTGAGTATTTTTTACCATGGTTATCATACACCCAAGATTTTAACGATTTATAACCCAAATTACCTATTTTTTCCTTTTGTCTAACAGATTCACCAACACGAACACTAATTCTCTCTACATTACAAAATTCTGAAATATAACTAACACCATTAATGTTATGTTTTATTTTTATATTACCATCACATACTGATGGGTCAACTTCAATAACCTCACCAGGGTAAGGTGCAACAATTATGGAACTACTCGATTTTGGTTGGGGATTTATAAAATTTACCATATTTTTTTATTATTATTTTTTATTTACCGATACCAAAATTTGAAATAACATTACCTAAGAAATTTTTAGCCATAGTTTTTGCATCCACACCACCTGTAGTAGTGGTTGTTGTTGTACCTGTTGCTGGTGTCGTCGCGGTAGCGGAACCTGTTCCATATTGAATGTGAAAGTGAGGTCCTGACGAATGTTTGGTTGGATTTGTATATTCATCTAAAAAACTAAAACCCGGATATTTTGATTTATAGGTTGTAAGAAGTTGTATAAGTTTAGGATGACAACTAGAATCTAAAGTAAAATCAATACCATTACCTGTATTATGAGCACTTTTTGGATTGCTTGTTTTATGAGAGATATCATGACCTGCCGTAAACTTTAACCTACAACTAGTTTTACCAACTAAACCATCCCATTCAGTTAAAAATGCGGAAACAATGTCTAAAAATTTTGGGTCTAAATCACCACCATTGGTTAATTGACTACCATTCTTTTCGGTATGACCAACACTAACTAATTGTTTTTTAAAATCGTCAGCGGTCATTTCAAGGAGTGTTATTAATTTTATCATAATTTAACTATTTTGACATAAGTGAGTCATTAAAACACCACCTAATAATGTCGCCGACACTTGTAAATGAATAATATCATTTGGTGTCAGTTTATTTTTTTTCTTTGTATAATCAACACCTAAAATACCCACAAATTTACCATCAATATTTTTTATTGCAAATAAATAACCTGACTTACAACTATTTTCATTTGCAATATATTCAAGACCGTAAGTTGGAGTCTCTTTATCTTTATAGTCATATATTTCAATAACATCATTAGATAATAATCTATTAATAGATTTACTAAATAGATTAACCGGAATACTTTGAAAATTTGATTGGATTGAAGTTGTACCAGCTTCAACAACCTCATATAACATAGTAAATTTCGCGATTGATTTACCTGTTGGGTAGAAGTGACCCCCATTATGAAATTGGGTTATCCATACTCTGTCGGCTTTATAATCTTCTTTAATAGCGTCTAATTTAGATTCAACACATTCACTTACAGCTAAGGCGTCTTTAATGATGTCCGTATTTTGTTTTCGTTCTTCAAATTTATTTTTAATGAATAAAAGAAGAACTGGCCCTACGACCCCAGATATAAATGCGACAATGACAGATGAATCCATATGTTATAAATATTAATAAGGTTATTTTACTATAAATATCTGAAATAAAAAAAAATCCGATAATTACATCGGATTTTTACAAAAGTAAATAGTAAATACTATAATTTTCTGAATTTAGGTTTAATTAATTTCCAGATTATTTCTGAGTAATCTTTCTTATCAAACATCTTAAATAAAATAGGTTGTAAGTGTTTAGGTTGAGTTAAGACCCATTCAGCGTAAACTTTTTTATTTTCTATAGGGTCTTTATCGTTGTATTTCCCATACATAAAATAGTCAAATTTTTTACCAACATTGTCCTTCATTGAATAATAAAAATATTTTAATTCTTTAACATATAATTTTATTTTTCTGTAAAACTCATCCGGAACATCTTTTAATATCTCTGTAACGTCATCACCGTTTTTTAACATTTCCCATATCCCGGTGGTTGATACATTGGTCATGATTTTATGAAGACGTAAATACTCGGTTCCTTTTATCTTCATTCTATCTCCATTTGAAAATCTAACAACAAAACCTTCCTCGTTATCTTTAATGATAGATTTTAAGATTGAGTAGTCTTTTATACCATCGTATTTTTTTACAATCTCAAACCCCTCATTTTCCATTTCTGAAAACTCAACTTCCTTTCCGGTTTCAGTTTCAATAACACCCAATACAATTAGTTTTTCAACATCACCATAATCAACAACAATTCTATTCCATGGTGCGATGAATTCAAATAGATAAGTATAACCTGGTAACATACCATTGTTTGGGTTGTATTTTTCAGATAATAGTTTTTTAGCTGCAATAGCTTGGTCAGAAGTAAATGAACCACGACTAGCAACAACCAACTCACCATTATAATAAAATGAAATTATTAAGGAACCGTCCATTTTAGCGTAGACCTCAAAATCTTGTGTTGGAGTATGTTTTTCTTCCTCAATATTAAAAAATTTTCTGAAAGGTCTTGCAACAATATTACCTTCGTTATCGGTTACAAGTCCACGGCACATCAAAGACACAGAATCCCATTTCTCCTCATACTGACATTTTTCTGAATAATTCCATATGGTTAATGGTAAAACAGGATGAACCTGTTTATACAACAGGCCATCCAAATAATACTTATTTAATATCTCTAACATGATTTCTTAATTTTTTTCTCAACTTTCTCCCAAAATAAAAAATCCTCTAAATGGTTATCGTATTTTACAATAAATTCTTTAAGAAGGTCAATAGCATTCAAAGCATCTTCCTTGGTTGTAAATTTTTCAACTAATTCTTTTGCTTGGTCTTTAGCTTTCATTTTCTTTTGAAATGTTTTTTATTTATTTTTTTATTTGCTAATTCATACACCTTAAAAAAGTCTTTTATTTCAGACCCTTTAAGGTCTAATAATCTAGACCCAACACTCTTCAGATTAACATCAGGTTCACCGTAATTCAATTCCAAAGTGGCGACGGTATAACAACACTCTTTAGTTGTAAAAAATGTCTTTTGAATACTATGACCATTTTTTGTTAAAAAACCACTATCAAATTCATCTTCATAACCATTTGTCCGATATTCATCTTCTTTACCGTAGTAGACATTAGTATCCCATTTAACTATCTCATAAAAGAGTTTGTCAACTTTGGTTGCACTATATTCTCTACATTCAATATTGTTGATTCTGATTTTCATGCTTTCACCATTTTTTTAGGGTCTTTACCCATTTTAATTAAAATCGCGTTTCTCTCATAAGCGTCCTGGTCAATGATTGACTTAACAACTTTCATCAATTGTATTTTAGTCATATCACCATACTCATTATAAACTTCCGCTTGTAATTTAGAGTAATCACTCAAGGCTCTTTCAGTCTCACCCATTAACCCTCTAAAGTTTCCAGATTGCATCTTCAAGGAACCAAGTGAAGTTCCAATCCATTTTGCTAACGAACTCTCATCTTTCAAATACAAACCATATGTTCCGTATTTTGTGTAATACAATGTTACGATTGTATCTTCTTTTGACCATTCGTGTAATCCTAATGTTTTGCTACGTGATTTCATAATAAAAAAGTTTTATTGTTATTTTGATATGACAAAACTACAATAAAACTTTTAATCTACCAAACAGAAAGTGAAAAACTTTTTATTTAATTGGAATATTCACTCTAATACAAGTTTCTTTCTGTTTTTCGTTTTTATAGAAATTGTTAACATAACCACAGATATTGTGAGCTCCGACCGGATTTGCTGAATGCACATAAACAGTTGGGAAAATAAAATCAGATTTTCTTTTTTGTTCACTAGTCATATTAATTCTATCTTCATTAACTGAATAAAACTCATTAACCAACCATTTAGCGGCGTCATAACCAGTTTTCTCATCAATGTTATTGTAGTCTAAAACATAATTTTTAGATACATTGTTGTAATATTCCGCCATAGCAGTATCCCCCAAATCGTGGTCCAAAGAAATGAAATCAATGTTCTTAACGCCAATCTCCATAACTTTTTTAACAAATTCATTATAATCTCTTACAACAATCCAATTGTCCTCAACTGGTGTACGGATATCATCTAGGTAAATTCTTCTTTTCATTTTATTTATTATTTATTTATTTCTTACTTTCATCATTGCGTCAGCATACTTATACGCTATTTTAGCTGTCTCCACATAATCACTACTACCCAAATTATTAATTAACGCCATCATTGCCTGACCAGCAAAATCATCCCTCATCTCCTTACCCGGGTCTTTAATAATTATTCTATTAGTTATTGCAGTCTCCACCAATGGATAGGTTGAAGGATTGTATACTTTGTCGTCCATATTAAAATCTTAATTTATATAATCTTTTATACTCGTCTAACGAACTTTTTAGGTTAACCATACTCTCCCGGAAGTTAATCTCATCACCCAGGTTAAACCTTTCATTCTCCGTCTCTCGTTGAAATAACTCAACCAATGACCCCTCAATATTAGATAAAATATCTTTATATATCAACTCCTTATCTTTTGACATCTTTAATTGGTATTGTAACTCATATAGGTTATCTGCCAATTTTTCTCTATTTACTCCCATACTTATTTTCTTTTTACAAATATAAATAAATTATATTTAAGTTTCACATAATATTTTTTAAAAAAACCCCCAAGTTTCCCTGGAGGTTGGCCGATGTGATAGAACACAAAGGGGGGATAATTTGTGGTCTCGGGGAATTACGATATCCCATCCTTTTCGTTATGAGCGAACTGCTCCACCTTTGAGCTACGAGACCAAAAAACCACCGATGAGATATTTCGGTGTAGATATTACTCGTTTTATCCTTTCAAAAACGAAGACGGTCTTACCCAAACAAAAAAGTCAAGTTTACTTGGAGACGCTACTACCTGTCTTTCACCCAAGGAATTGGCTTTGAGGATGTCCAATTCATTACCCAATCCATTGTTAAAAAGTCTTGGATTAAAGACTTCTGAGTATCTCTTACTCATTGTAGTCAGAACAGGATTCGCACCTATATTACTCACTTGAGTTGAAATGGACTTGCACCATAACGTTTACATTACGTCACCTGACTATTTTTCGCCAATGTTAAAAACTATTCAATCTTTCTAAAAACACATTAACTTGTTACTTACTTATATAGACTCACCAATCCTGTCTATATATTCACCTGAAACTTCAATGGGTTGTTGATTGACCACCCCCACTTACTCAAGTAGTTTTTATTTAGCACCCTTTCTTATAGCTTGCCGAGTTATCAGTTACGGAGCTTGTATAAGAGTAGGGTCACGCAGCTGCTGGATGAACCCAAACAGGTTGCTTGCTGAGAGCTCATTTGCGTTAGTCTTTACTAGTTGTTGCAACAACCTTGTAGCCACTCTATTTTCCTTTCTCAAGGGAACAACGCATTCAACATCTCTGTTGATATCTTTATGTAAAGCATAATATTTATTACAATACTACGTCTTAAAGACCTTTTATAGTCTATTACAAAGGTTCGATGTTCAGCCTTTTATTAAAACATTCCAGCCACATTGGGAGAGCCGCAGTTCCCACGTTGTTTAAAGACTTTCTTGGCGGACCTATCTACTGGGTTATGTTTATTTTAACAAATATATAAAATCTATACTTATAAACCTATTTTATTTTATAAAAAATTAGAACCGGTGTTGGAATCCGTTATGCAGTAAGTTAAACTCCTGCCGCTTTACTATAAGCTAATTCTAATTTGTACCCCCAGTGAGAGTTGAACTCACAGAACTCTTCATCCTAAGTGAAGCGACTTTACCAGTTTGCCCATGGGGGTGTTATAATTGGGGGTGGAATCAAACCACCGGCACATCAATATATTGACTGCTCTATCCACTGAGCTACCCAATTATTATAATAAGAGATTTACTGCTATGGAGCGTCACCATAATCCACTACAAGGTTTTCGTCTTTTTGGTTAGCTATACCCGACTTATTTCCTTATCACCGCAACCTAACTAATCCGGAATTGCTAGAGTATCTTGGTGGTGTTATAACAGGGGCTAAAACCCAGTTTTCGTCGTAATTCTCTGAGAAAGAGCGGATGGAGATAATCGAAATCTCGTCTATTGATTGGAAGTCAATTGTAATGACCATTATACGACACCCGCGGAACTAAATTAAACTCTTGTTTTTAAGATTTCAATTTCTTTTTTAATTCTCTTAACATCTGCTTCAGTTAGAGGAATTTTAACATCTGTTGTTCCTTTTTCAGTTTTAACTGAATTACTTAATTGTGTTTCAAGAACACTTAAAGCTCTTTGTTTTCTTGATTTTTGCGGTGCTGTAGCCATAGTTAATTATTTATTAAATTAGTTGCGGGAGAAGGTAACGCTCCTACTACACATCATGGCTTATGAGACCCGACTGCTACTTAGCTTCCCGCGATGTATTATTTATTTTGCAGTCTAGACCGGTAATGCTCCGGCTACTCAACAGTGACAGTGTTGGATGATTCTTTTTCACTACTAGACTTTGTTTTTATTCTCTACAAATTTAAGTTATATTATTTTAATAATCAAACTTATTTTTGTTTTTTTTGTGGAGCTACACGGTAACGCTCCGTGTTCTATGATTTGCAAAACCATTGTAATAGCTTTTATACGATAGCCCCAATTAAAGATATAAAAAATGAAATAGTATATTGCGGCCAGCACCAGCGGAGTCGAACCGTCCTGGTTGCCGGGAATCGAACCCGACATTCACCTATATCTTTCACAACCGCGTGAATTTATTTTATATCTTTCGTAGCCCGACGGGGTAACGCTCCCCGGTTTTCACGATGAAAATGTGAGGTCCTAACTTTTAGACGACCGGGCCATTGTATTACTATTTTAACTCATCAATATCCAAATCATCAAGGATATCATTTAGAACTAAACTAAACGCGTGGTCTTCATCCCACTCAACTGGTTTTAATGTGTATGTTGTTCCTAATATTGGTGAATACTCCATCACCAATTCTTCGTTTAATGTAACCTCCTGGTTAGTTTTTGTATCTTTCATATTTTTTATAATTTCTTTTAACAAAGATAAGGATAATATTTGATTATAACAACAACACATAAAAAAAAATCCACCTTTTTTTTGAAGATGGATTTTTTAATATTTTTAGTTAAATATATTTCATACCATCAACATCCAAGTTGTATCTCTACCCTCAGTTGCCGCTATTGTAAGTGATATGTTTAGATTTTTCATTTGTTGTTTTATTGTTATTTCTAATAAATATATACTAATTCACTAAAGTGTAAAGTATTTTTAATTTTTTTTATAAAACCCCCAATTATAGTTGGGGGTTAGTATTACGACAGCTTTCCCTAACGTGTTGTCGCCTTACGCTTGGTCGGGTGTATCCAAGAGACCCACTTAGCCACCATCTTTAGATGTATTCCTACACAAACTCTAGTTTTGTGCTCAGTCTTTTCGGCTAAGACTTATTTTCTTTGACAAAGATAACTCTTTTTCTAATATCCACAAACTTTTTAGAATATTTTTTTTATTTTTCCACAATTTTAATTAAACTAGATGGGAGGTATTCCTTATATAGTTTAATAGTGTATAATTTAAGTTCAATCATTTCCTTAATTTTATCTGATAATTGTTTAATCTTATCATATTCATCAGATGTTAATAAGAAAACTTCTTTTGGTTTTGTATTATATACTTTACCTTTAATTGGACCTTTCATTTCAATAATATCAGTATCACCATCATAGTAATATGGTGTAAGACCTTGAGACTTAAATTTTTTTAAACTCATTGGAGTTATATCCAAATCTAACATTCTTCTATTTTCCGGAAGTTTTGGTTTATCCATCATTTCGTTATGTTGGTTTAATATATCGTCTTTTTCTTCTTCTGTAATTACAAATTTTTTCATATTGATAAATATATTAAAAAAAATTTAACACCTCTGCGGCACTCTGGTTTGTAACGGGGCTACTATGGGAAATCCTGAATTCGTCGTGTTCGTCACAGGCGTACTAGTCCTTATCTTCCTTTGAACTTAATCGGTTACAATTAGCGAGGCTTACCACTATCAACACGCCTATTCTGTTTCATATGTTGGTTACAGACAACCATCGAGGTGTTAAACTTTTCTAATTTATATTTTCCTTACTTACCGGTGATTATCACCGGTATCTACCAAATTGTTAAACTTTTGAGGTCTTGGAGGGTATTGCACCCCCTCCGTAAGTTTTGCAGACTTACCGGCCGCTTCGACCAACAAGACCAATTATTTTGTAGTCAGGACAGGATTCGAACCTGTACGAGTTTCTTTCACCTCTCCCCCAAACAGGGTAGTGTCTATCCATTTCACCACCTGACTATTTTGATGTCTTTCCATCAGTCAACAACTTATGTGTTAGCTTCACACATCAATCACTAGGTTGTCAGCTTTGTAGTCCCTATAGGAGTTGAACCTATCTTTCCACCACCATCACTAACTGGGGTAGCAAACCGTTATGCTGGAGTTTAAGTATTTAGTTAGTTAGTGCTAAGCTAATCCTTTATCTCAGGAACCTTGTATTTGTAGTCAGGACAGGATTCGAACCTGCGGTCATATGGGTATAGGTACTAGGTTACCACCCTCAGACTCTCCCTAGTTAGCATTAAACCACTCTGCCACCTGACTGTTTTGCTTGTCTTTCCAAGCTGTCAACGTATTGAATTTAACTATAATTCCACTACTCTGGACCGTTCCTCAGCAATCGTAGTCAGGACAGGATTCGAACCCGTAATTCATACTGTTAACTGTATGGTGTGTTTATACTTCACACTCCGCTTTAACCATAAAGGTGTGCGTCTACCACGAGCAGGGACACCCCACTCCTTTCGCCACCTGACTAACATCTTTTTCTGTTTATTGTTGGATTACAAAAGATAAACGTCATCCAATCTCAACCCCCTTACAAATCCTATCCGTGCACAGACCAAGAAACTGGGGGGATGTTGTTTCTACTATTTATTAGTCAGAACAGGATTCCAACCTGTATGTGTACCGATTATATGTCGTATGAGTACACTTACTACAATTAGCGTCTTGCTTGCGGGCTACACCCTATTGGCATACCTCGTTTTCCGCCACCTGACTATTTTTATTATCGTTTTGACTTAATTGGTGAACAATCCTCTGGACTAGTACAACTACCATCACAAACACAAACGTAAACGTCTTTTCTTTTCATAATTTTTATTTTTATTTTAAATTTGTAGTCAGGACAAGGATTCGAACCTGTTATAAGAGAGGTCACTTACCACTGATAGGACTTATACTATCACCCTCTGTATTGCCATACCATGTTGCGTCTACCAATTCCGCCACCTGACTTTATTTTGCTGACTAATAAGGATTCGAACCTTAATCCTGTTTCCACCCTCGGTCTCGCATAATTCGGACCTACTACCTTCTACCGTGCGCCTTTACACCATAATCAATCGAGAGCTTCGAATCTCTCAGTCATAAGGTAATTACTCCTATGATTTGCCCTTCCAGTGGGAGTTGAACCCACATACTCTTAATACATTCTTGGGATGGTTACCGTAGGGAGATGTATTCGTCTCTGTGTTTTGCTCTTGTTAAACTACAGAAGGATATTTTCTAAATTTGTTGTCAGGACAGGAATCGAACCTGTACCCACATCCATTTCGGCTGTCGCTCTTACCAATGAGCCACCTGACTTTATTCTAATTAACGACCGAAATATTCGTCGTATATTTCTTTAGTTGTAAATGTTGAACCTATCTCAGGATACATTCTACATAATCTTGTTGAAAAATTCTTAAACTCTACACTGGTAATTGATGGCTTTGTTTTCATAGTTTATCTGTTTTGTGTTAGCAAATGTAAATCAATTTTTTATTAATACCAAACTTATTTTAATTTATTTTCTCAAACTCGTCAGCGAAACCATACCACTCCTCACCATCTTCATCTTCATACCAATATTGGTATTCATTATCAAATTTATTATATTCAATGGTTTTAATTTCAACTTCGTCACCACTGTTCTTTTCTCTAACAATTTCACCCACCTGGAAGTCTTGTTCGTAATAATCTTTAAGTGAATTACTTTGACGAACCAATTCCCCAATTGAAACAAGTTTTTTAGTGTCGTTATTCAAACACAAACCATTACCAACCAAGGTCCATTTATTATCAACCAACCAGTTAGTAAAATCCAATAATTCTTTTTCTAATGTCATGATTTCTATGTTTTTATTGTTCAATTGTTTTTAACCATCTGTAAGACCCTTCTTTAAGAATATTGATTTTAACCATCAATAAATGTGACGATACATCCATCTTGGTGATTTTAGTCAATTCCTGACATAAAGCTCTAACATTTGTGTTTTCAGGAAATAATCCAGTCACATCCGATTCTTTAATCTCTTTAATTGTTAAGATTAATTCTTCATCACTTAAATCTGAAAATAATTGTTTTATTGGTTCCATAGTTTCTACCTTTTTATTTTTACAAAGATACACCTTTTTTACAATCCACCAAACATTTTATACTAAAAAAATAAATAAGGTTTCCACTCATCCGGAATATACATCAATTGTTTCATTAACATTAAAAAGTGGGGTCGTTTAGGTTGGGGTATTTCTTTACCATACTCCTCCAGGGTCAAATCAGACTTCTCACGGTTACATCTCAGACAACAGGTAACCAAGTTGTCCCAGGTGTCTTTTCCTCCCTTAGATTGGGGTAAAACATGGTCTAAAGTTAAGGTCTTTCTATTATTACATCCACAATAAACACACTGATGATTATCTCTACGATAAACATTGTCTCTATTTAATGGTACTTTTTGGATGTTTTGGTTAACAAATTTATAAACTTTGATAACTGATGGTTTTTTAATCTTTAAGTCTGGATTAACTAAACCAAATGTTTCTGGGTGTTCTTTTATTACGTCAGCGTTTCCCTTATAATGAATAGCAAAAGCTCTCTCCGTGGTTATGATACTTCTAGCGGTAAAACTGGAATCTAAAACTAATGTTTTCTGGTACTTACTCACAATAATTAATAATTAATAATTAAACATTTCTTTTTTGCACACAATGTAAGAATCGAACTTACCCGCCTAAGTTTTGGAGACTTGACCGACACCTTGCCTGTATTGTGTAATTAAGGAGCTGTCCAAACTTTACCCTGTCTCCTTGAAGACTGTCCAGGTATTATTCTGTTCCTTTTGTGTGTTTCCGGGTTTCGAACCCTGTTCTCTACATTCACAGTGTAGCACTTTACCAATTAAGCTAGAAACACCATATTACCCCACTTCACCGGCTTAACGGACCGGCTGCCATATGGGAGTGGGGGTTTCCTGTTATATCAGGACTCCGCGGACTTGGGGAATTCTGCCATCCCGACCCTTCGCTTAACAGGCGAATGCTCTCCTACTGAGCTACAAGTCCAATTTTTGACTACTACCTGACTCCTTTCGAACTTTGGAGGCTCGTATCATTCCTTAATAGTAGTCCAAGGCTGTAGGAGCTCATCTTTACACTTAGGCTCTTTGTCTTCTCGATTCCGGAATCTTACGACTGTAGCGTCACCTTGTTTGTGGGTCCTACAGGAATCGAACCTGTTCCTTTAGTTCTTCAGACTAACGTACGCACCAGCTATACCAAAGACCCTTACCTTTTTTAGGATTTTTATAGAACCCAAGGACAGTACGACCTATAAACTAAAGTGGATAACAGTGGACTCGAACCACTCCCGTGAGGACTTGATTTACAGTCAAGCTGCCGTATCCGAACGACTTTTGCGACCCAATTAGAGTTTTCGTATTATTAAAGCCAATACCCGGAATAATCTCTAAACCAAAACACTTGTACCCCCAGAAGGTAATGCTCCTTCTTCCCGATATTAAAAGTATCGTGCTTCACTTTAAAGCCTTGGGGGTAATTATCAGTCAGACTGAAATTCTAATTCTATGCACTTGAGGCCAAGTCTATGAATTAGTAACAGTCCACTCCGTCGGGGTGAAAAGAGTCGCACTTTCCGCTTCCTGCGTCCAAGGCAGGTTTCTCACTCCGAGAATACACCCCGTATTATTTTGTTGGATTATCAAGAGTCGAACTTGACCTATAACTTTCAAAGAGTTATGTGCGAACCGATACACTATAATCCAATACTATGGCGGAGAATGAGGGATTCGAACCCCCGGTACCTTTCAGTACAACAGTTTTCAAGACTGCCGCATTCGACCGCTCTGCCAATTCTCCTTTATAATTTGTTTACCGTTATGTCAATGAACACCCTTTTTTAATTCTCTACAAAGATATACTATTTTTTGTTCTGTGTCAAATTTATTATAAAAAAAAATTCTGAACTTTTTAGATTCAGAATTTTTGATATTTTATGTTTAACTTTTAGATTGTTGTTAAATCACTCAATGAATCATCTGAATCAATATTTTGCACACTCGGATACGAACAATTATTAAATTGTTGATTCCAGGATACTAAATTCATATGTTTATTAATATTTTTCATTTTGTGTTTTTTACTTTGTTTATAATAAGTATTACGATATTAAGTAAAATTCACTTAAAGTCAAATATTTTTCAATTAAATTAATTTTTTGGAAATATTTCTAATGATTTCCTCATCTTCGTTGGATAGTAATAATCTATTTTTATAGATTTTATTAATCATTTCTGTCCATTCGTCGTCAATAATATTATCATCGTCGGTATCTGTAATACCCCCCTTTAAGTAACCGCTTTCTTTAAGTTCTGTTATTAGTTCTTTTATTTCGTAATCGGAACATTCGTAGATATAATCACTTGGTGAGATATCAATGTCTGCTGTAAAGTCTGGCATAATTATTTGTTTTAAGATTATAGGACAAATATATAAAATTAAAATTGATATATCAAAATGTATTAACCACAAAAAGATGTCAAATGACATCTTTTTGCAAGATTTGGAACTTCCCCTCCTTTCTTTTAGATAGGTTTATTCCATTTGGACACTACTCCAAAGGTACTTTTAAGCTGCCAAAGCTTTGTCCTTCATTTTATCTACGGCTGTTGACATTTTGCCTGAGATACCTTGAATAGCTGGACATACTATTTTTGATAAACCGTGTTCTATATTTTTAGCAAAATCTGTATCATCAAGTTGGTTAACTATAGAGTTTCTTAACACATCAAATATTGCGTTTTCAGCACCCATTTTTTGACCTGCTTTAGCGACAACTTCTTCAACTAATGATTTTGCGATAACATGTGTTAAATAATCACATTCTAATATTTTACCATTAAAATAATCTGATACTGGGATATTACCGAAAGCTTTCTCAACTATTCCAGCACCCCATCCATCAGGGTCAATTGGGGTCAATTTACCGATAAGGTATCTCATAAATTTCTCCTTAAACATTTCAACTACACCACCACCTATATGACTTCCAAATAAACCTTTAATTGCATCCCAAAAATTCTCATTAATTAATTCTTGAGTATAACCTTGTGAGTTTAATGAAATTGCTTCGTTAATAATTTCGTCAATTAATTTTTCTTGACCTTCTTTTGTTGTTGGCATACCACCTTCTAACAATATTTCGGTTCTATTTTTAAGGATTGTATTTTCAGTTAAAACATTTTTCTTTTTTTCGTTTAAAGACATTATTAAATTTTCTTTAATTAATGAGTCTAAATTATCTATTGTTGATTCTTTTTTTATTCTTTCTTCAATATCAAAAATATAAGGAAACGCGTTTCTTGGTGTTAGATATTTTGTTCCTCCTTTAAATATTTTTTTAATATTATTATAACTAAGGTTTCTTTCGAAGAATCCAAAAGGTGTTAATTGACTAGTTAAATTTGAGATATCATCTTTTGTAATACCTTTAAAATCCTTATAAGCGTTATTCGCCCAACATCTTCTAATATCATTTTGATATTTAAGACTTTGTGTTGAATCCATAGCTTGAGTAATACCCGCATTAGTTTGAATTGCGGAAATAAAATATTCTTTTAATTTTGTCTGACAATCAGCAACAGTTAAATTAACTTTTCCTGGTGTTGTTAAATTTTCCGTTTCCTTGTAAGGTAAATAAATTTTAACATTATTCCAGTTATATGTTTTATCTAACCCAGGAATTGGTTTGTATTTACTTTCTAAATCCGCTAAATTAAGTGGTAAATTAAATGGTATGTCACCTGATTGGGTTAATTTTGTAACATCAGGAAAATTAACAGATAACATATTATTCCATGGTGTAAATACATCAGATACCGCACCTTTATTAATATACCCTTGTAATATTGGTGTAAATTGTTTTACTTTTTCTTTATCATTTTTAGTAATACCAAAATTTGATAAAATACTATTAGATTCAGTTGATACATTACTACAAGACCAATTTAATTGTTTTTGTGTTATAACATTTTTAACGGTACCATTTTCGTAAAAAAATATTTGTTCACCTTTATTGTTTTTACCAGAGATTACAGATTGACCTGTTTTTGTTTTTTTAGGTTGTGGCGCTGGGTCAATAGTAAACCATTTATAAATTGTGAAACAACCTGATTTATATGCTTGTCCTAAATCTATGGTTGTAGTTGTTACAGGTGGTTTACCTGTAGGTTCTTGTTCTAAAATTATTTTATTTTTCATATTATATTTTTTTTAATGTTAAAGACCATTTTCTGCTGATGCGTCACCTTGATTATCCGCTAATGTATCTTCATCAGATAGTTTTATTGGTGGTTGTACTTCCTTCGGTGGAATAACATTTGTATTACAAATTCTTTTAACATCATTATCGGTAAAACCAATATCAAATCCTTTAGCTTTTAAAGCGGCATCTGTATTACGTCCAAATTTACCATCAGGGACTAAACCTAAACAACCTTGAACCTTTGCAATAATTGGTGATTTACAACCTTTCGTGTAAGTTCCTACACAAACACGATATTTACTTTTTTTTGGTAATGGTGTTGGACTTGGTGTTGGACTTGGTGTTGGACTTGGTGTCGGTGTTGGTGTTGGTGTTGGTGTTTTTAGTTTTATGTCAGTTAACCATTGTTTATATAAAGACACTAATAACCTTATTGTATTTGTTGACCAATTCTGTACTTCGGCTGAATTAGAACCTCTAGGGTCACTTATCTCACCATATAATGATTCACCACTTTCTTCTATACCATATTGCGCTCTTAATCCTTCAATCATTGGATAACAAACCCATTCATCACTTCCCATTTTTTGAGTTCTAAAAAATGTATTTTTAGCACTTCTCAATGTTTTAGTCACTTGAGACATATCGTCAATTGACATAGAACCACCAAAAATTGACCCTTTACCTAATAAAGAAGCATCTAAATTATCCGCTAAACCTTCATTATTTGAAACTAAACGTTGTATTTCATCATAACTAATTTCCAACCATCCTTTAGGTGGATTTGGTGATGATAAAGTTTCGTCTAATTTAGCGTCTTCAGATTTAGCGTAACTTTCGGCTGTTTTGGTTGTTGATGGACTTTGTTCATTAACAATTACTTTATTTTCAGTTAATGTTTTTTTACTATCGTATTTCATCATAAGAAGGACTCTATTTAGAGCTTCATTTCCCTCGTTTAAATCGTATTTTTCCATATTATTTTTCATTTTATAATTATAAATATCTTTATCCTATAATAAAGTATTACCTTTACCTCTGACTGGTTTAACACTATCAGACCATTTAGTATTTCCTATTTGATTTGCGGGTCCTCTAACCACACCAGTTTCCCATTTAGTTATTGTAGGGTAATCTGGTTTTTCGCCACCAGTATCACTTGTAGTTGTAGTGTCTTCTTGTTCACCCAATTCATCAGTAGTTGCTTTGGGTGTAAATTCTTTCATTAAAGAGATTATGTAGTCAATATCTGTTCCCATAATAATAATTATTTTGATATATGAAAATAATTCATATCTTTGTAAATATAAATAGTGTAAAAATGAAAAGAATAATAATAATTTTGAGTTTATTTCTATCTTCTTGTGAAATATATCAACAACCCTCATCACTTAGTTTAAGTGGTGAATATATTATAGATAGGATAACGAAGACCAATACGGAAAACGCTCAACAGACCAGTCTTGTTTATTACCCGGGTGATGTTTATACAAATACGGATGATTCATTCCCATTAGACCAAATAAAGGTTGGTTTCACTAGATGGAGTTTTGATTATATGTTTGTATATTTCAATCCTACAATGATTAATGGTGGTCGTGTTGTATGGGAAAAACAATATCCGTATTTCATCATTAATCATTATTCTGTTTATGATTTGGGTTATGTTAAAATTGAGATGAATGGTGGTGTTAGAATCTTTAAAGTGATTGAGGATGGTCATGAGAGTTTGGTGTTAAGAAACACTGGATTATGGCCTTATGGTAATATTGGTTCAAATCAATTAATAACAATCCATCTAACTAGAGTTGGTCCATAAAAAAACCCTTCTGTTAAAGAGGGGTTTTTTATATTAAAATAATTCTGATTTTGGTAATTTGGTTGGGTATATTAGGTAATATTCGTTGAGGAAGGATATTACTTCATCTTCATCAACAACTTCATAATATTCCTCAAATTCATCATCCTCATCATCATATCTATCGTTGTAAAAATCTGTATTATTTGGTATTAAATTATAACCAAATGTTGTTGATTCTGATAAATCAATTTGGTCGGTTCTTATTTCATCTTCGTTATCTGAATCAAATCTAAAAGTAACTTCTAAAGTTTGATTTTCTTCGTTGATAAAATAGGAGACTAATTCATTAATTTCGGTGCTCATAAAATTCTAATTATATTTTGTAAATCTTTTGAACATACTTAATGATTCGTTTACACTTTCTTTTAATGAGTCAATGATATCCTCGTCAACCTCATCTTGGAAGTCTTCAATATCCATTTCGTCAAAAACTGAAGGGTCTAATTCTATAATTTCAAGGTCATTATCTTCAGAATTTTCAATAGTTCCGTGAGTTAAATCATCTTTACCATCACCAATATAATCTAAAACTTCATCTAATTCGTTATACTCACCCTCAAATGTAGGTTCAGGTAAAAGTTCCGCACCAACTTGAGCATTATTCTCATCAAATAATCCGGTAGTTTTTCCATCATATCTCATTTCATTAATGTTCATATGTTTATATTCAGATACTTCACCTTTATTATTAATGGTTATACCATTTTTATCGTTAGCGAAATCTTGAGTATATAATGGTTGCTCTTTAGGTTGAGCGTAATTTGTTACATATCCGTCATAAATCTCTTTATGTTGGTCAAGGATGTTTTCTCTTTCCTCATTTGTCATGTTAAAAAAATATGCGTTCATAATATTTGTTTTGTTATAAATATATGCGTTATTGTTATTATTCCCCCTTGATTGGTTTTCTTCCGTTATTAACTCTATTTTCATTGGTATCCCACTTATCAACATCTGATAATAAGTTTAAGGAACCACCATCATCCCATTTTACACCATAATCTGTTGTTCCGAATACATGAGATATTCTTGTTACCGTACCCCAAGTTCCAGGGGTAACATTCTCTTCGTTTTCCATATCCAGCAAAACAACTCTGTCGCCTATTTTTAGTTTTGGATTTATCATTTTTTTTTCTTTTTATTTATAAATATCATAAATTGTTAATATTTATAAATATGAAAGTTAATTTATTAATCACGGAACACCAAAAAAAGGTGATTTTACTAGAATCTATTAATAGAGATTTTGGTGATACAATCAAAAAAAACTACGAATTTGTTAAAACCATTCTAAATAAATCGGCAGACCAAATTGGGTTTGACTTGAAATTTACTATAACTTGGGGTGCGAGTATTGGTGGTATGGTTGGTCCTCTTAACGATTTCTTAAATCATATTGACCCATCGTTATCTGATGTTGAAATTAGTTTGTTATTAACTGGTATTATCGCAACATATTATCTTGATAATAAGACTGCTTTAAATAAAATTGTTAGTAAAATAAAAGAAAATGGTCTTTATGATACTTTCAAATCTTTAATTAAAAAGGGGGATGAATTAAAAGATACTTTCTTAAAGTTTATGGATAGTTTAAATCTAACTTTACATAAAGTCTCTAATATGATGAGTTATACCTTCATCATTCCATTAATTCCTATGTTATATCAAATGGCTCAAAGTGGTAATTACGATAATAACGATATTAAACAAGTCGCTTTAAGATTGGCTTCGTTTGGTTTATTAACGGTATCAAGTGTAATGGTTAGAGAATTAATATCTAAATTACTCCGAAGGTTCAAAGGGTAATGTTTATATATAGATAATTGATATTGTTAAATCATCAGTTCCTTTAATAAGTCTATGATAAACACCTTCAGGGATTATTACTCTTTTTAGGTCTCTAGGTAATTCATTATCAAATTGGATTTTCCAATTGGTTTCATGAGTAGTTTCAACTAATCTATCTTCCCGGTCTCTATGCCATTGCAACTCACCTTCTTCAACATTAGCTGAAAAGGTTCTTATTTTCTTATTTCCATCATTTACTTCAGTAAATGGTAAGTTTTTTTTATTATTTTCCATATCTTAATTATTTGTTATACCATCCCAACCCCAAAATTCACGACTGGCCTGAATGGTTCTTTTTACATCTAAACCATATTGTTCTTGAAACCATTCCGTCATAATTTCATTTATTTGGTCTTCATCAAAACCAAATATGTCTTCTAAAAATGAATAAATTTCATTAACACCGGCTTTCTTGAAGTGTGCAATATACTGAATATAAATTTTTCGGTTTTTATCAGTATAAAAAACAACATTAGGGTTTCTTTTATCCTCAACAGGTGTCAAATCACCAAAGTGTTTAGTTAGCTCTTTTTTCGCAACACTTAATACCCTATTTTCTGTAATTATAATTTTCATATCTTATTTATTTTACCAAAACCCTGGATAAGTTTTACCACCCCACAGATTAGCGAACCTATTTGCTCTACAAGCCCAGTATCCGGCTTTAGTTTTATCTTTTTTATCTTTACAATTATGACGAGCAGCAAATGCTTTTCTTGCTTTAGGGTTTGATACTTTAGCGGTTAATCCCCCCTTTGCATCACCAAAACTTACTTTTTTAATATTTCCGGTTGATGGGTTTTTAACATATACCTGATATTTTTTAGGTCCAGAACTTCTAGTAGGTTTGTTTAGTTCCACATTTTTACCTTTATATTCGGCTTCAGATAATACTTCTTCATTAACAAGGTATTCATCAATTAGTTTAACAATTTCAGGTGTTACATTTGGTATATCGGTAATTTCATAATGATAATCACCCATATGATTATCTTCCATATCATAAATTCCATAACCAGGTGAATAATAAACAGCATTAGTTGCGAAATTATCAATATCTTTAGTTAGTGATATTAAATATTCTTCCGCTTGTTGTTCGTTCTCAAATTCATATCCTAAAATATCTTGAATATCATCAAAAGTATAACCTTCACCCCATCTTTGACCCATTAATATTTCACTAGCGGTTGGATTTCCTGTTATTCCGGTTTTTACTTCTTTAGGGTTTCTTTGAAGGATAATTGTGTGTAATCCTTTATGATAATCTTCCCATTCTGAAACATCTGAATTAATACACCACTGACAGGAGTTTGCATATTTTCTTAAAGCTCTATGAGTTAATGGAACAATAACAAGGATATTATCGTCTCTATATAATTCAACTCTTTCGTCCCTTGGAACTCTAACTTCATTAATCATTCTAAACCTCAATAATGGTTTTCCGTTGATTGTAATATCCCCCTTTTCATTTTTATCAATTGTTTTTACAACAACTTTTTTATTCTTAAATTTTCCACCCATTAAAGTATCGCCAACTTTAATATCCAATTTTATTGTTTCCGAAATTAATTCTTCCTCAATTGGGGCATCCAGCCATACGGTCTGACCATTGGATAGTTTTACTTTTTTACCCAAATCACTTTCAACCAAAAATATATCATCCTCGGTCAATCTAATTTTATCATCGTTAAATAATTCTCTAACTTCATTAAACAATTGGAAATATTTTTCAGAGTTTGGTCTGAATACATTCTCGTTTAATGGTAGGTTATTATCAATATGATATTGTAATTCTTTTGATATTTTAATATTTTCAACTAATTTCATAAAAATTGTTTCTTTTATAATATAAATATGATTATCTTTGTAAAAAAAGACGATATGAAAAAATTAATCATCTTAACTACTTTATTACTTTCTTCTTGTTATATTCAAGAAATTCCCACCGATAATAATAATGTTAATGGTAATGGGAATAACCCAATTGTTAATCCACCCCCAGGTGGTGGAGGGACTACTTCAGCACCCACATTAATAGGTCAAAAATGGGTTATCAAAGAATATAAAATAGGAACGGAAACAACAACAAGGACTTGTAGTGATACCTTACATTTTATTACAAAAAATAACTATATGTATTCCACAAATCAATCCAAAACACAAAATACCTATTCTTTTTATGTTACAGGTTCAGGTTATAATCTAACATTAAACGGAACTGTTTGGGGGAATTTGAGTGGAACTATTTACGATTCAAATCTAAATGGTGATATTAGGGGACTACCTTTTATTGATATAACAATTGGTTCAGCAAATAACACAAAATATTATCTTTGGATAACAAAAATTTAATTATGAAAACACTATATCTATTGAGAGGGCTGCCATCAGCAGGTAAAAGTTCATTGGCGAAAACAATGGGGGTGGTTAATTTTGAGGCTGATATGTTTTTTATGGAGGGGAATGAATATAAATTTGACCCAACCAAATTAAAACAAGCTCATCAATGGTGTCAAAACCAAGTTGAAATAACAATGAAATTATCTGATAATGTAATTGGGGATAAACGAATTGCGGTATCCAATACATTCACCCAAGAATGGGAAATGAAACCATATTATGAATTGGCCGAAAAATATGATTTTACAATTTTCTCAATTATTGTTGAGAAAAGACATCAGGGAACTAACCAACATAATGTTCCGGAGGAAAAAATTGAACAAATGAAAAAAAGATTTGAAATAAAATTATAATATTATGAAAGAAGCATTTAAAGTTATCACATCATTATTGAAATTTATAATAATGATAAAAATTATTTATCTATTCACCATGAATGGGTTATACCCAGATGAATTTCCATTATCCAATTTAACCTGGTGGATATATTTTTTAGTATTTGATGTTTGGGTTACATTAACATTAACTTCAACAAAATATGAAGATGATGAACAATTACCAAATAAGTGATATTTATAAAAAAAGTATTATATGAAAAGAGTTATTATAGACGAAAAATTACTTCGTCAATCTATTAGAAAACATATCCTGGAACAAGCACAACCAGAAGTTAAAGAAGAAAAGAAAAATCATTGTTTAACATCTAATGTTATGCCACTAGAAGAAATTACTGGTAAAGCTGATGATTTTCACCACTATACTCCAGGTGTTAAGAAAAGAAGAAATGGTGTTAACTCAATGGTTGATACTTTAGGTATCTTAAACGGATTGAGATTATTTAAGGATGTTAACGATGGTGGAGCTCATTTAGCTTACGAAATGCTTAATAACTTGAATAAGTATAGAGGTAAAAATTACTTTGATGAAACATCAAATGAGTGTCATAAAGCTATGGATAAAGTAATTGAACTTTATAAAGAAAATGAACACGGAACTGAACTTGTAAAAGATATTGAAAAAGTATTGGCTTTACAAACAAAAGAAGATGAGTATACTCCATCTCCAAGAGCTAAAGAATATCTAAAAAGATGTTTGGTATTACTTAAAGAAAAATAATATTTTATAATTCACCTCCAACTCTGGGGGATTTTAGGACCGTTATCAGTGATGGTAACAAATTAAAAGGAGAAGTGTCGCTACCTCTCCTTTTTTCATTTCCATATATTTATAATTATAAAAAAGTAAATATGAAAAAGGATAATTTTTTCTTTGGATGGGAAAATATTAAATGGTTCATCCGGGAGATAGGTAAAATGTATAACGGAAACAAATCTCACTTCTCAAAGAAAAGAGTGGAATCAGGTGTTGCATTTCTTATAGGTCAAATCGGAATGTTATTTTTCCTATACCAAAAACACGAAGTATTAACAATGTCAGATTTTCTTATGTGGGCAACCCTTGAATTTGCAATATCCGGTTACATAGTCAATCAAATACAAAAAGAAAAGAAAGATACAACATCTGAAGAATAAAAAAATCCCCTCTTTACCGGAGGGGTTTTTTGTTTTATATTAAATTTAGTTGTATCTTTATAAAAAATAAATAAACTATGTTTGATATAAATCAAGTAAACAAAACGAATGCTTTTGACACTATTAAAAATGTTAAAACTCAAGTAGATTACTATATTGAGAATAACGCGCACCCTGATATTGTTAAAATTGTAAGATTGGGTAATAAATCATTTGGGGAAAAAGCTCAAAGGATTATTAAAGAATGTTTATCCCTGGATAAACCAACTGAAAGTGGTCATGATATCCTACAAGAATCAACTGGGATTAAATTTGAGGTTAAATCTGCAAGATTTTGGGTTACCAGTGGTGATTGGAAATGGCAACATATTATGGAAGACCATCTTTATGATTATTTATTGATGGTGGGTGTCAATTTTAATTCAATAGATGTTTATGTTATTGGGAAAGAGAAATTTATGGAATTAAAATCTATAGGTTTAGTAACACAACAAGGTGGTGCTGGAGGTCAAGGGTTATGGTGTGACTATAGTAAAATTAAAGATTACTTAACACCTATTAATGGAATTGAAGAACTAAATAATTTCATAGCGTTAAACTCTTAACGCTATGAAATAAAATTAATATATTGTTTTATATTGTTCTAAAGCCCCTTCCGCTAACTTAATATATTCATCGTTAATATCAAATCCGATGAAATCAACCCCCATTCTTTTACACACAACACCTTCAGTTCCTGAACCTCCAAAAGGTATAACTACAACACCATCTTTCTCCGGTAATGATGCTTTTATTAACTTTTCAGTTAATTTAGAAGGTTTTTGCGTTGGGTGTTTAATACATTCATCAACGGGAAATTTCTTAATCTCTTTTGAAGGGTAAACAACTCCTTTGTATAAGAAATATCTTTCTCTACCAGCACCTCCGGCTAATGTTGAAATTTCTGTAAATACATCTCTAGGTAACGCACCATTTTCATGAGCGGTGTATACCGTATCTGATGAATTACCAAATCTTGCAGTTCCGGTATTGGTTCTTTTTTTACCTGATGAATTTTTTAGGAATGTTTCGGTATACGGAACTCTAACAGCATCTCTGTTAAACACTGGTTTATCTTTCCAAATATATAAAATACTCTCGTGACTTCTCTGCCACCCCTTATAAGATGGTGTTGTTTTATTGGTGTAGTGCCATATTAACCATCTTTTGGGTAAATCAATCCTTACTGAAATATGTGCTAAAATTTCACTGAACCCGTAAATGTAAATAACACCTGTTGGTTTTATAATTCGTTTACATTCGTCAATCCATAAATCACACCATTCCAAATAAGAAGTTAATTCCATATTATCTTTACAGATACCAAAATCTTTACCAATATTATATGGGGGGTCACTAAGAACTATATCAACACTATTATCAGGTATTTTTTTCATACCATCAATAATGTCAATTAAATGAAACTTATTATAATCGTCTTTATTCCACATATTTTTTTTATATAAAAATAGGTTAAAAATCACTATATGTCAATAAAAATCCCCTCTTTACCGGAGGGGTTTTTATTTATCGTTTTTGTGGTAAATGAAATTCTTGTTGTATAACTTCTTTGGCTTGTTGACGTAATTCTTTCGCCTGTTGTTCTAACTCACGAGACTGTCTAATTAAATCATTTGCCTGTTCCGCTTGTTCATCAGATAGATAAAAAACTTCGGTTCTACTACCCCCGTGACGAGTGACACCTCTTTCCAATGGTTTTTTTTCTCTTTTTGTAAAAACACCATCACTATAAGTATATATATTTTTACCTTCACTTTTATGTGTTAATACATCCGCAGACCAAGTTCCGGAATCCTCTAAATCTGATTTTTTAACAATATTAAAATGTTTGTATTGTTCTTCGGTGATAATTATTTTCATTTGTGATTTTATTAATAAATATTGAAGATAATAAATTTATTTACCTAACGCATCTTTTTCTGAAATGATTAAGGGGTTTTGTTGTTTAAAATTATTAACAACTCGTTTGACCTCCTTATTCGTATCCCATACAATACTATGTTCTGATTCCGGGTTATATTCACCCTCAACCATATAAACCACAATTGTGTTGGGTTCTAATGTCAAAAATCCGTGAGCCTTATTATTTGGTATTAACACCGCATCGGAATCGTAAAGTGCAATATAATCCGTTTCACCAGTTTCCAAATCAACCATAAAATCAACAATGGACCCCTGAACCACTTTAATGTATTTTGTTTGTGGGGGATTTGTTTGATAATGGAGGCCTCTAAAGGTAAATTTTTCATCATTGATACTAACAGAACATTGTTCCCACTTTTGGTCTAAAACCGTCGTTGAAATGGGTGTGTATGACCCTCTTTCATCCTTGAATGTTCTATGATTGATTCTTTCCATATTATTTTAAGTATTTGATTAATTTCTCTTTAACACCTGATTGTTTGATTCCCTCATCCATCCTGGGTGTATGAACAAAATTGGATAAACCCCACTTTTGGATATGACCATAGGTATCTTTCTCACCCAATTGCAAATCATCAACACAAACCCAATGAGTAACTTCCGGATGGTCGGTTAGGTATTGTTTAACTTCAATACATCTCTGTAGTTCGTAAGCTGTTCTTCTATTCCATTCAAGTTCATCCGGATTATCGCAATTAAAGTATCTTTTGGTTACACCGATTGGGGCTCTTAAGATACCTTTGGATAGGTAATATTCTCCGAGTTCTTCTAAATTTGCGTGTAATCTCCAATCAGAGGAAACAACGATTTCAGCTCCGGTTTCTTCCAATACCTGGTTTAATACCTTAACCGCTTTTTTATCAAAATCATCAAATCTTACCTCAACTGGTGCTAACTCAAGCATATCTTGGTCAGGATTGAGTTTTCTATACTCATTCCATTTTTTAGTTCTACCACCCCAATTATTACTTAAGCATAGAACTCCGTCGTTGTCCAAGAATAAGATTTTATTTGTTTTCATTTTTTTTTATTATATGTAAGTATTAACTTTATAAGCCTCGTGATTATATAAGTTAGGTGAATAGTGGGGGTATTTTGGGTCTACTAGATAATTGATAATATTACCTGTATTTACATTTCTACTATTCCACTCGTATTGGCTAGATTCGTTAAGTTTTGGTAAAGTTATTACTTCACACTTCATTCCCATCCCATAATCATATTCATAATGAATATCACCTATTTTAATTTCCTCAATAATTAAACCACCTTTTGTATGTGTTATCATAAGTTATTATTTATTAAATAATTCATTTAGTTTTTCAATTTGATTTCTAACCTTCCCACATCTAAAATGGTCTTTATTTTCAACCCATAGTCTTCCGTTATTTGAAGCATTTATTTTTCTAACACATTTTTTATGTTCACCACATTCACATAAAGTATCATTGTATAATAAAAATGGGGGTTTTAGACTTAATTTAAATTTCATCTTATTTCTTTTTAAATTGTTCAAACCAATTAGCAACACTATGAGGTGTTCTTGAAGATGAATTTATATCTCGTGAAGAAAATTCCATAAGTAAATTAAATACTTCTTCCTCACTATAACTTCTTTCTTGTTTATCTATTTGCCATTTAGCACCTGCAATAAAATGTTCTTTATACATTAATTTAGATGCGTATTTAGCAACATTTATATTTACGTGTCTTTCAGCAGCTTCTTCAAGTGTTTCTTGTTTAGGTTCTTCTTCATATTCCTCATAACAACTTGTACATTCAGAATTGTAACAAGCATAAACACTTTCGTCTTCTGTTAAAGACATTAAATAACCACAATTATTACATTCAACTTCATCGTCCATAGAATGTAATTCTTCTTTTGGAATAATTGTGCATAACCCTTCTATTGGACATCTCAATACTTCAACTTCCTCACAACTTGGATTCTGAACAAACCATTCTAAAAAAGTATCGTCAATAACTTGTATACCATCAACAATTAAACTTTGGTCTGTTGTTATGATGATTTTCGCAACACCTAATCTTATTTCTAAATTTAATTCTGTTGGGTCTTCAATACATTTATGAACCGAATTTGTTCTTGGTAAGTAATACCAATCCCCCACTTTAATTTCTTGTGCGGAAGTAATATAAATGTTTTGAGGAGTAAATCCCCACCCATTAACAAAAAAAGTATTTTTATCACTTATTTCTAATTTACCATTGGAATCTTTAGTTGCTAACCTACTTTTTTGCGTTGTTGGTAATATATGTATATTTTTCATAATTTCTATTGCTTTAATTCTACTCAACAAATATACAAAAAAAACATTTGATTATCCAAAAAGATTTTAATATTTTTACATTATGAAAAAAGATAATAAAAACATTGGTGATACCAAATGGGAAAAAATCTACGATGATGTTGATGAAACAATCATTTGGAGATACGACTTATCCAAAAATAAGACCGGTCCTTACGAGGTTGAAATAAAATCAAAGAACCCACGCTCTACACCCAAACCTGTAACAAGTAGAAAACTAACCAAAAAAATAGTATAACATAATATTTATAGTTAAACTAAATATTATGTTAAAATTAGGTTCTTCAGGTGATGAAGTAAAACAATTACAGACAAAATTGGGATTAACTCCCGATGGTGATTTCGGACCAGCAACCGAAAAGGCGGTTAAAACTTGGCAAGAAAAAAATGAATTAACTGCCGATGGTATTGTTGGTGATACAACTTGGTCAAAACTAGGATTAGGAACAACTGTTCCAAATACATTAAACACTTCTAAATTAAAGGGGGTAATACCAGATACAATTTTATCTCAAATTCCTGAGGTTATTGAAAAATTTGATATTGACACACCTTTAAGATTAGCACACTTTTTAGCTCAATGTAGTCACGAAAGTGCTAACTTCTCAATCCTACAAGAAAACTTAAACTATTCAGGTGATAGACTAAAGGTTATTTTTCCAAAATATTTCCCTGGTAACTTATCTGAAAGTTATTCTCGTAACCCTGAAAAAATTGCGTCAAAAGTTTATGGTAGTAGAATGGGTAATGGTAATGAAGCTACAAAGGATGGTTATAAGTTTCGGGGGAGGGGTGCTTGCCAATTGACAGGTAAGGACAACTATAAAGCCTTCGGTAAAGCAATAGGTGTTGATTTGTTAGCAAACCCGGATTTAGTAGCTACAAAATACTCATTAGTTTCCGCAGCTTGGTTCTTCAAGACAAATTGTGTTAAGAAATGTGATGCTGGCGCAACTAAAGCAGCAATTGAAAGTGTTTCTAAATGTGTAAATGGGGGGTTAATTGGGATTGAGCACCGCATAGAGGAATTTAATAAGTTTTATAAGTTATTATCTTAATCATTCACAATAACAAAATTATGGTTATGTTAATCATATGAACGATAACCAAAAAGCCCAAAAGTACAACCAGTTAACATATAATTTTGATACACTGGACAATGAAATTGCCTCAATAAAAGGTGAAAGTATTGATTTAAACACACAACAATTAACCAGAATCAAACAACTCCAAGAACAACAACAAAGAGTTATGGCGGAATTGCAAAGGTTAATGTAACAAAAAACCCCCTCTGTAAAGAAGGGGTTTTCTTTTATAAAAAGGTTACCTCATTGGTTTCCTGATTCCAATCAATAGTGATTGGTTTATTTGTGTATTGATACGCTTCGTTTAATACAGACGCATTGATGAAGTGAGTATCACCATCAAAGTAATAACCATAACCTGAATGGATATGACCACAAACATGGATTTTGGGTTTAATTGACTTAATTTTATTGGTCAATAACTGACAACCCAAGTTATCCCACATTTTTCCGGCAACGGTATCTAAAACACCAAATGCTGGTCCGTGAGTGATTAAGATATCGGTATTATCTGGAATAGCATCCCATTTTGCCGCTAGTTCTACACCATTTTTAGGTAAGTTAAACGCCCAATTATAGAATTCTGGTTGCCAAGGTGACCCATAAATATTAACCATTTTTTCATCATCACCAACACTGATGGTTTCGTCTTGGATGTAATCTACGGTTTTGTATGAGTTAACAATTTCCATAATCTTTTCAACATTATTCTGAAAACCCCAATCGTGGTTTCCAGCAATGAAGATTTTATGGTCGTAGTTTTCAACATTGTTAAACCATTTACAGAATTGTTGAACTTCGTGTTGGTATCCCATTGATGAGATATCTCCTGAGTGCAATAACAAATCACCACCAGGTAAATCCTGAGTGATTTCATTATGTTTTCCGTGTGTATCTGAGATTAGAGTGATAATCATTGTTTCTATATTTTTAACAAAGATAGACTATTAATACGACTTTATCAAACTATTATGTGGTCTTTTTTTTATCTCTAATTTGATAAAATAATAGGATTATATTACCTATTGCGATTATTGAAGATGTTATTTCTTTTATAAATGAAAAGATTGATAGGGGTGGTTCTATCTGTGTAACCTTTGGTTCAACGACTGGTTCAGGTTTAACACTTCTTGGGAGTTGTTCTACCGGTCCAGATGATGCTGAATCAACATATACGATAGGTAATTCCGGTTCTTCTTTAATTGTTGTTTTATAAGTTTCAACCGGTGTAAATAATTGGGGTCCACTCCATATCATTATTAATGTTAAGAGTGAGACCCCGTATATTGTTAAGTAAATATTTTTCTTTAATCTGGTAATCATAACTATTTTTTATTATAAATAGTCTAATCCCACCAAGAATTTATATTAGATTCCAGTATTTTAAACAAAAGCTTATGTGCTCTGTCTTGGTTGATGTGTCCGATGTTCATTGCAATAACTTGTTTATCGTCGTCTCTACCCTCAAGACTAAACACACCTTCACCATTCATCACTCTCTTATAAATTAACGGATATTTCTTGAAGTAATCATCATATTTCTCCCAAATGATGTCACTCTTTATGGTTGAATATCCAGGTTTATCCTCAACATCCTCAAACCAAAAGTCGGTTTCGGCGTAATCCATATATTCCGTATTGTAAGTATCGTCTTGACATATCTGTATTAAACTAACACATAATCTCATTCTACGAGCATCTTGTTTAGCTCTAGTGTGTCTATCTTTAGTATCAATATAGTTAGCTTGAGCTTTTAGTTTATGTTTCAACACTTCATAAATGAATGATTGGTCCCAATTTCTATCTTTCCAAATAATAGGAAACCAATAGATGATATTTTTAATACCTTCCATAATATTCCTTGGAATGTGTCTACCATCAAATCTATACCAAAGTGAAATTTTCTCAATAATTCCTATTTTTTTATCTTCATCGTTGAATATTGTCATAATCCTTTTTCTTTTTTAATAATTAGTAGTAATTCATCTAAACTATAATCTCCTTGACTTTGTTTATATTGTAAAGTTTTGTTACTTATATAAGTTCTCAAAACTTCTTTAGCAAAATTATCAGCAACATATTCTAAATTAGTTCCAATGTCATCAATTACCTCATCCATAATTGGTAAATCCATTATCTCAACTTGTAACTTATCTTTTAGTGTCATATCTATTTTATTTTAGTATTCTTCATCATAACTATTAACATTTATTGGTGTAGGGTTTTCATATTCACCAATTTCTTCCAACACTTTTTTCATTCCAACAACATCTTCTTCAGACCATACTGGTTCAAACGATGGTCTTGAATGAAAAGGGATATTATCTCTATCTTCCCATCTTTTTATATCATCTTCAGCTTTTCTTATAGTATGAACCAAATCGTTGGCTTTTTTCCATCTATCATAATTCATTTGTGATTCAATATAATTAACCTCACCGCCATAGTTGTTAATTTTAGCATTTGGATTTGTGGTATATACATCCACAATTCCATCTTGTCCATCATAAGTCACACATAAATCATTCACCGAAAGTTCATTGGTAAAGTTTAATACCCAACTGCTACCATATGACCTAACCTCACAGATATATATAAACCCATCATTTATGTTAGTAAGATAAGTTCCAATACTATTTTGAAGTTCTCTTAATTCTTCTACTGAATATTTGGTAAAGTCTATCATTTTTATCTTAATTTATATTTTCATCATAACTGGTTTTCCCATGCTGTTGGGAACTAATTGTTTCACCTCTAGAAGTAAAATAATGAGTACTACTACCATCAATAAAACGATACACTTTTATACCATCCTTCTCAAATAAAAATTCAACTTTAAATCCGTTACCTTCTATTGATGAAGATATTTCATCTTTTTTACAAGAAGTGAATGTTAATAAACTAACAACTATTAATCCGCACAAGTATTTCATTTTTGTTTCCATATTTTTTTACAAAGATAACTATTTTTACAAATAATCTAAATAATTTTTAATTGTTTTTTTTATAATCGCTTCATCCAAGTTATCAAAGACTTCCTTAACTATATTGTATATTCTATTTTTAACATATTTTTTATTAGAATACACCGGATATAATTTATCATTGATAGATATCATTACTTGGTCAGGAACTCCAGGATAAGTATGTGTCGTAAAATGTCTGCGTAAATAAACAAGAACCTCTTTATTGGTATTCTCATCATTATACTTACCCAATATATCTTGTCTTTCCTGTTCGGTTATAATTAACTTTCCCATGATTTGATTTTTATTGTAAATATAACTATTTTTTTGGAATGAAAAAAGGTTTTGAGTTATTAATTAATGGTCTTCTTAAAGAAGAGTTACTCCTATTATTTGGGAATAGCAGTTTTATTAAGGTAAATGGTCCAATAAAGTATTCAACCAACGCAAAATTATTTGTAATTAATTGCACATTATATAGTGATGATGTTGAATTATGTGAAGAAAGTTATCCTTATGGTCTCCAGTATATTATAGGTGAAGCTTGGAAATATATGGGGATTGATTCGGATATCTCAATAGTAACATCGTTAGATATTTTAGAAACTAATTTGACTATTGAAAAAAATTAACTATACTTATTAAAAATAAAATCAATTTATATATGAAAACAGTAGAAACAACTAGTAATGTAAAAGTTCATTACACCGGAAAACTTACAACAGGTGAAATTTTTGATACATCATTGACCGAAGGTCGTGAGCCGTTAGAAGTAACACTAGGTCAAGGTTCATTAATTAAAGGTTTTGAAGCAGGATTAATCGGCATGACCGAATCTGAAACTAAAACAATTGAAATTGAAGTAGCTGACGCTTACGGAGATTACAGAGAAGATATGATTACCGAAATCCCTAAAGAACAAGTTCCAGAAGGTGTTCAAGTTGGTGAAACATTACAAGGTAATGGACCAATGGGTCCTATTTCAGTTAGAGTAACTGAAGTAAAAGAAGATGTTGTCGTATTAGACGCAAACCACCCATTAGCAGGTCAGAAATTGATTTTTGATTTGGAAGTTGTTAGTGTTGACTAATTAACATTAACTTTAACTTATAAAAAGGGTGGTCTTCCACCCTTTTTTATTACACCTTGTTTTCTGAAATTATTTACCTATAATTATAAAAACAATTAAAACTTTAAGACTATGAACGAGAAATTAAAAAACAGATTAAACACAGTAAAATCAACACTTAACAACCTATTGGTATATGTTATTATATTGTTGTCAGTAGCTTCGGCTTTTTTTATAGGTATTTATTATAACAAACTTATTATGAAACGAGAGGATGCGAAGTTTAAAGTGACCCATGTTTTGAAACAAAATGTGAACCTCGCAATAGACGAAAACAACCATTTAATCGTTATCAATAACCAAACTGGAGACTACACCATATACTCTGATAGCATAGGTAAAACTATCTTCAAACTATATGCCAAAAATGTGTGGGGTGAGAATAACACCATAACCGATAAAATGAATTAATATGAATGTAAAAAAAATCTTTTTATTTTCTTGTTTTACCCTCTCAATGATAGTGATATTTTCATCCTTCATCGCAATGAGTAAAAAAGAAAAAACAGACCCTAAAATTGAAATGGCAAAGATGGGGGGAACACCAACATCACCTACTTCATTAGAAATGTATGAATTAATTGATATGTATTCTGATAAATACAAAATACCAAAACACATTGCTTTCAATGTGGCGTTTTTAGAAACAAGATATTGCGGTCCATTTGATTGGAAATATAAACCAAGTCAAACATCATCAGCGGGAGCTGTAGGTCCAATGCAAATTATGCCAACAACAGCAAACGATGTTCATCACAGAAAAGTGTCTGTAAAAAAGTTAAAAACAAACATAAATTTTAATATTCAAACCAGTATGAAATTACTTCATACACTACATAATAGATACGGAAATTGGAGTATCGTATGTGGATACTATAACACAGGTCATTTAAAGGTTAATGGTTACGCAAGATTTTGTGTTAATAACATTGATTACCAAAAAAATTGGAAATACCTCAAAAGAGTATCATAAGATAATATGAATAATTTAATTAAAAAACTACACACTATATTAAAAAAAAGTAAACAATCTATTTTAGATTGGAACTTACATTACAAATCAAAAGGTATTGAACCTAAGATTAAAACAAAAAACCCTTAAGTTAATCTTAAGGGTTTTTTTCTTATTTTATATCTTGCAACGATTCACCTTTTTTGGTGTCTCCGGCCGAACCATCAGCATTACAACTTCCTTTTGTTTCTCCTCTTTTGTTTGCTGAGGAAGTATTTAATTGTCCACCATATGGGTCAGCATCATTACCTTTGTTTCTTTTTTCTTGCCATTTCCAATAATCAGCAGTAGTTAAAGGTGTACTCCCCGGTTTACTATTACAATCAATCCAATTTTGTATCTTTGTTTTTTGAGCCGTTTCAATAGGTGCTAATCTTAACCTATTTCTCTCTTTAGCTGCAGCTCTTTGTTCAGGAGTTGACCCCATTTGTTGTTTAGGTGGTATTGCTGTTGTTGTAGTGTCTACAGATGATTCCGGAGCTGTTTGTTGTTCACTTAGTCCATATAATTGTCTTATAGTTTTTTTTTCTGATTCCGTAATTAAAAATTTTTTCATATTTAAGTGATGTGTTATAATAAATACAATGAAAAACTTTTTAAAAAGAAAAACCCTTAAGTTAACCTTAAGGGTTTTTTATTATTACAACATTAATATCCATTTTTTCTATATATAACTTGGGTATTACCTGACATTCACCATTAGCCTGCAATATAAATTTACCATTACTATTACAAAACTCAATTGGGAAGTCTGAAACATACACATCGTGAGTTGTTAGATAATCATTAATATACTCTTGAATCTCATTCTCAATATCAGAAAAGATATCGTGTATTAACATACCTTCGTATTTATCCAAAATACGTTTTAAGTCGGTTACTATTTTTTCTTTACTAAATCCTTTCATTACATAAAATTGATTAAAAAATATGATAATTTATACCCTACAAACGCTCCCAGGGCTGACGGTATAGGAAAAACAATCAATTTTCCCAAGTCTGTAATGTATTTTGGTCTATTAACAATCTTACCTAAAAAGAAGTAATATACCAAAAAACCTAATAAAACTGCAATATCTGACTTTGTGGCGATAAAAACAACTAATACAGCACCAAGGAAGCCGTAGATGAAATTGTCTCTTATACCCTCCCAAATCTCTTTATTTGTAGCACTCTCATATTCCTTAACTATTTTATTAAAATGGTTCTTATATGGTTTTTTGTAAACTTTTGTAGTTTCTTCTGTTTTAATTTCTTCTTGATTCATTTTATTTTCTTTCTTTTAACATTTGTTGGTACTTTTCCCAAGTTACCAATTTAACACTTTCGTATTCTTTTAATTTAAACATAACAGCCTCAATTTCTGTTATTGTGTGAGGACCATCAGGGATTACTAAATCCCATTTTTGAGCACCATCCGGGGCTACTCTCTCCGTAATAATTGTGTATTCGTGTGTCATATAAAGGGGGGGGGGTTTATATGATATATATCATATAAATTAAATTATATGAAAATTATTTCCATAATAATTGAATAGCTAAAATACAACACGCCAAACCTAAACAAACTAAGGTTTTTAATGTTAGTGGTTCCTTAAACCATAACCAAGACATAATGGTGAAAACTATCACTCCTACGGCAAAACCTAAAATCCTGGAAGGCCACATTTCACCATTGAAATGTTCAACCATATGACTAACCGCTTTAATATAAAGGAGTGATAACGGCACACCTATTAAAGCTACCAACATAGGATTATCCTTCATCCAAGGATACTTAAACTGACCCTGTAATTGGATGAAGGTTACTATTTGTGCTAATATTCCAAAAATTAACCCTAAGATAAAATTCATAGGTTATTTGTATTTGTTGAACAAGTATTCATATTTGTGGTAATGGATGTGTTGTTATATTTTTTAGGGTTTTTAACTAGTTTATTACCCATTACACAACCACATATACCACTACCACCATTTAGTGGGTTACAAGAACATATTGTTCCGTATTTTACTTCGTCAGGTTCTGTTGGTGTAGGGAAAGTAATACTTCCTGGAAAAGTGGTTGTAACATCTTTTCCATATAAATCAATTAATCTAAAAACATTTGTTTTGAATTCTGAAATAGTTTCACATCTATCAAATTCAACTTCTATCAATTCTTTTAAGGTCTGTGTCGTCATATTTTTTTTATTTACATTTTTTTATGTTCAGGGTTATAACTTACCCTACCAGCCTTTTCAAAGGTTTGAAAAGTTTCTTTTGATATACTATGTACATCTCCATTAGGAGTCATTACGATATAATTATCTCCGTCTTCTTTTATTACTACAATGTCCCACATAATTAGTTACTTAAAGGTGCTTTTATTGTTGGATGTGATTGATAATTCTCTATTTGAAAATCACTTATTTCAAATCCTTCTAGATTAGTATCCAATAGACCTACTCCACATTTTCCACTTTGTGTTTTCCAAAACTCTGTGTTGATGTTTAATGTTGGTAATGGATATGGTTCTCTTGTTTGTCTCTTTCTTTGTAAAACTGTTATAACTCTTTTATCATTTATATCCCACCACACTTCATTCCCATATAATGAACGAGCATACTCAATTTTTTCTTCGTGAGTTAATTCTCTACCGATTTGTTCTTTTGCTTGTTCAATATGATTTGAATACAAATGAACATCACCTAAATTACCAATCAATTCATCTGGAATCATATTGACTTCTTTAGCAATTATTTCTAATAACAATCCATAAGACGCTACATTAAAAGGAATTCCGAGAAAAAAATCGCAACTTCTTTGATTCCACATTAAAGAGATTGCTCTGGTTGGAATATTTGCGTCATCCATAACTTTATTATGTCCTGATGGATAATGTAGCATAGCAGATTCAGCTTCTAATTTTTTTCTTAGTTCTAAATTTTTGTAAGCAATCTTAAATCGTTCATCCAAACTCAACTCTCTTGTATAAACTTGAAATCCATAATGGCATGGAGGAAGCACTGCTGCTTCTAAATCTGCAGGATTCCAAGCAGTAACCATTAATCGTCTTGAGTCTGGATTTGTTTTAAGGTCGTTGATTAGGTTTTGGATTTGGTCTATAACAACTGTCCCAAATTCATTATGATTTCCATTATGCCCTACTACTACAGTTTTATGAGTATTCCATTGTCTCCATTGCTTACCGTAGATTGGACCTAACTCACCCCACTCTTTAGCAAATGTATCATTTGTTTTGATTTTGTTGATGAATTCTTCTTGTGTTAGTAATTCTAAATTACTTAACTTCCATACGTACTTATTGTAATTAATAAAAGCATCACCATTCCAAATATTACATCCATTATCAACCAAATACTTAATATTTGTATCACCTCTTAAAAACCAAAGAAGTTCAGTTACGATTGTTTTGAACGGCATTTTCTTTGTAGTCAAAAGTGGGAATCCCTCTGACATTTTATGTCTGATTTGTCTTCCGAATACTGAGATTGTCCCTGTACCAGTACGGTCACCTTTAGTGGTTCCATTATCAAGGATATCTTGAAGTAGGTCTGTGTATTGTTTATCTAATTTATTCATAAGTCCCATATACTTTTTCTTTTTCGTTTTAATTCATCTAACAACAATTGGAGTATTAACGCAATCACTAGTATCATCTTCTTCATCCCCTATTCTTTTTTTGGTCTTAAGTGTTCAGGTGGTAATGGAATTTCCCTACCCCCACTTTTACTTTTACTTTTAGAGAGGGGGTTAAGGAATTTCCAATAGTTTTTCTTAAAAGATATTAGTTGGTTTTTATAGTCTTCTAATGATTGACCAGGATATGGTGTTGGCAAAGTTTTACCCATATTATTTTTTACCTTCGCTAACTTTTGTATTAACATAACCCATCAATGTTCCCATAGATTTTATAAAATGTCTTTTTAAGGAATGAAATTCTTTATCTTTAATTTCGTCCCAATCGCTATAGATAAGAAAACACTTCTCAAAACCTTTTTTATCAATTTTATTTTTAAGGTCAAACCATAACTTATAGTCGTCACCGGATTCAGTCCCCAAGAAATTATCAATAGCTTCTTGTTTTGGTCTTGCGTTTTGGTGTTCTTCAGATATTTTGTAAGTTCTACCACTACTTGTTGTTAATATAATTTTACCTGATAAAACATCGCGAACACCATTTTTATCTGTTGTTAAAATAAATTCGTGGTTATCGTCAATGATAACAAATTTATCTTCAGTTTCTTTGTATGCTCTAAAAACATCACCTTCAAAGTTTAGTAACCCTAAATATTTTTTGTTATTCTTTGTATTGTACTTGTTCATAATATATAATTTTTATTGGTTATTCTTCAAATAAGTCATCTAATCTATCCCACTCTTTAAACTCTTCTTCCTCAATTTTTTTATTAACATATTCTCTAATTTCTTTCATATATTGAAGAAAACCCAATCTTAATCGGTGGAATTCGTCATCTTGGATTTCATCCCAATTGCTATAATGTTCAAAGCAATAGTCAATCCCTTCTTCTCTCATTCTGTAATTTACAGCTTCCCAGTCTTCTAAATTAGTGCTCATATATTTTTGTTTTATACATTCAACGATACAAAGATAAACAAATTATTTGGATAAACTATTTTTTATCGTAATAATTGAAAATTTCTTCTAATTGGGTTTTATCTTTAATGAAATATACATAATTACCATTACTAGTGGTGATAATTCTCGCATCTTCTTCACTTCCGTGTTTATCATAATCATAAATTTCTTTATAAACATCAATGTAAAATGTTTTAGGTGTGAATGGGAACCCTTTAATGAATTGACTACTTGAAATATCCTCAACTTTACCGGTAAAAGTGTCCCAGGATTCTTCACCTCTAAAGATTATCGCATCAGAATAACTTACTTTATTATCCGCTCTCTTGAATAATGATGAACATCTTTTATTTTGATGTAATATTTGACCCATTTCTTCTGAAATATTGTTCCATTCATCATCTTCACCAGTGATTGGGGTGATAACATCATATTTCGCCAATCTTGCGAATAAACCCGCCACAAGACCCGCTGAAGTCCCGGAATGACCTTGTTCTGAAAATTTCTCAATTAATTCCAATACCGCCTTACCGGTTTCACCACCATAAAAATCTGTGGTCTCATCTAACAATCCTGCTGATTTTAATTCTGTTCTTGCGTGTTCTACTAAATTGCTCATATATTAATTTTTATTTTTTAAGGTTATAGACTGATTTATTTTATTTTTTTTAAGGTTATAGACTGATTATTTGAATATATTAACTTCACATCCCGTAAAATCCGATACAAGGTTTGACATATTATAATCATTATAAGAAATTGTAGTATACATCACCTGAACAAAATAAGAGGGGGTATCCGGTATCCACATATTCCCTTTATCCAACATTTGCCTTTCCAATTCCTCAATGTATAATATGATAACCTCCGGATATAACTCCGTAATTAACTCACTCATAACAGTTTTTTCCATGATAAAAAAATATAATATAAATAAATTAAATAATCAAATAGAAAAACATTAATTTTCAATGTTGGCAATCTTATTTTTTTAACCTATCATTTGGAATAACTAAAAAAATTAATATATGAATTACAAAAACGAATTTGAGAAATTTGCAATGGGTGAAAAAGGTTTATCAGGCCTTAATCTACATTACTATCAAAAACATATTGATAATGTAACACCATACATTTTGGAAGAAAGGGAAATGAGAGCTACCCAAATAGATATTTTCTCGCGACTTCTTATGGATAGGATTATTTGGGTATCCGGAGGTGTTGAAGATACAATGGCGTCAATTGTTGAAGCCCAATTATTGTTCTTGGATAGTGTTAATAAAAAAGATATTACTCTACAGATATCAAGCCCTGGGGGTTCAGTATTAGCTGGATTGGGGATTAGAGATGTTATGAATTACATTAAAGCTGATGTTGCAACAATCAATGTTGGAATGTGTGCGTCAATGGGTTCTGTATTGTTATCTTCTGGAGAAAAGGGTAAAAGGTCATCATTAATTCACTCAAAGGTTATGACGCATTTTGTTTCACATTCTACAGGGGGTAATGTACAAGATACTAGGATTAACCAATTGGAAGCTGAAAAATATAACTATATGTTATTCAAAATTTTAGCTGATAATTGCGGAAAAACTTTTGAGGAAATGCTTGAATCATCAAGACATGATAAATGGTTTAATTCTGACGAAGCTAAAGAATTTGGTTTAATTGATACGGTTATTGGAATTGATAAAAACAAATCAGTTAGTCAGATGATGGAAGGTTTTGATGAGTATTACACTAAAGAAATCTTAAAACGATAAATAAAAAACCCATCTAAATAAGATGGGTTTTTTTATTGATTTTACCATAATAATTCAACTTCAACATCAATTCCGGTTTTGTTGGTTACTTCTTGTTCTAAAATCATTTTAATAACATCTTGTATTTCAGACTTAAATTCCCAACTTTCAGTCATATCCGCTTGTGAATAAGCATCTAAAATATCTGTTGGACCAATTTCTTCACCATCTTCATCATACCAATCAACAGTTCCGTTACCAAATTTTACTATAAATTGGATTGCTTGTTCTTCTTCATTTTCTTCCCATACATCTTCAACTGTAAAAGTAAAACTATAACTACCAGTTCCATCATAGTCATCGGTATTAAAGGTTTTTCCTAATACTAAATTTTTAGCATCTTCCTTTACTTTATCATAACCGCCAAGGTAATGTGTTAATGCAAATCTTGGTTCGGAATCCCAAGTATTAAAACCTAAAGAGTTTAGAACCTCACGGTTTAGTGTTGGTTGTTTTCCGTTTGCTTTTAATTTGTCCCAAATTTTATTTAACATTTGGGTTCTTTGATTTTCTGTAATTATTATTCTCATAAGTGTATATTTCCTTTAACTTCAACCTGACTTCTTATTTCTTTTTCTGTGTATTTTTCTGATATTGGTGTATTTCGTAAAATTAAAAACCCCCCAACCGAAGTTAGATTTTCCAATGATTCAATTGGTGTTCGTGATAAAATCAAACTACCCCCAACTGAAGTTAGATTACCTAATGATTCAATTGGTGTACCATATAGATTTAAATAACCCCCAACCGAAGTAAGATTTCCTAGTGATTCAATTGGTGTATCTCTTAAATCCAAATTACCACTAATAGAAAAATCTGGGTTACCTTTTTTCTCTAAAAAACTTTGCATCAAATTCCAATTATCTATTGGTTCTTCGTTACCGAAAACATCCAATGATGGGAAGTTATAAACTTTTGGGTTATCTTCCATTTCTTTCAATAATGTATATTGATTTTCTGTAATTATTATTTTCATATTACCATTCAGTTGTTGTTCCGTTATTTATTACATCGTTTTCAATTAAACTTACATTATATTGTAAAGTTTCGTTAATATTATCTTCAAGGTCTGAAATAATACTTTCAACATCAAAATTAGTTAAATAACTTGTATAAACATTAATTAGAACATTAAAAGAACTAAATTCTGGATTTGGGTTAGTTTCTTTATCAACTTGAACAACCTCAATTTTATCAACATATTCAATCCAATTCATTGTATCCCAAGAAATATTATCTGGGAGACTTTCTTCGTCAAAATCGTCGGATTCCTTATATTCTTTTAGGTGTTTCAATTCCCTATTAAGCATTTTCTCAAATGAGGTGTTTAGCTTATTTTCTGTGATTATTATTTTCATATTTTATTTTATTAATCAGCAACTATCGTTTTAACCGGTAGTTTATATTTATCCCAAAACCATTGTTTCATTGGTTCTTTCCAATAATCACTAAACATTTCTGTAAAATCGCCATAATTATTAACAATTAATATTGGTGATTGATTTATAAATGACATATTTGAGTGTTTCTCGTCATAATATTCTTTTTGAATATATAAAAACGCTACCCCGTTTTCATCATA